CCGGAAGATGATCGAAAGCGCCAAGTCCTGATTGAAGCGATCATGCGCAAGGCATTTGGAGGTATGGGATGAGCAAGAAGAAAGAAGACAATCGGGACATCTTCGACAAGGCCCTAGATTTGAACGCCGAGCAGGGGGTGGTTGTCGGGACGGCGCTCGGGGTTCTTGGCGGCAGAATTATCGGCAAGAGAATGGCGGGGAAGAAAGCACGTCGGGCCGAGGCTAGGGCAGAGAGGCGCGCTTCAAAGGATGGTTCGAACGGATGGGGCTCTGGTGGCGATAAGCGGCTGCTGGATCGTGCGGACGATAGAGTTTTCAAGGGGTCGATTATTGGCGGGGCTGCTGGAAGCGCCGCTGGTGGAATCTATGGCTACGAGAACAAGCGCCGCAAGTAATCAGGAACATACCTAAATGGTCGTCACGTGGCAGAACAATCCATTCCTCCAGCCGCAGCGTCCTCCGGGGTTCGTATCCCCTGAAGACTTCGGGAATGAACAGCCTCCCATGTTTCCAAACGGAACCGTGGGCGGGGTGGGAAGCCCGGACCAACCTGCTCAGGTTGCGCCCATGTTCACGCCCGTGGATATCAACGGGGGCGGTATGTTTGGGGAGGGTGGCCAAACCCCGACCGGACAGCCTGAGGGTGAACAGGGAGATTTCCCCTCTGCATCCTCCATTGAGCGAAGGCGCAAGCTTGCCGAAGCCTTGATGGGCAAGCAGCAGGAAGTCAACCATCCGATGCAGGCGGTTGCCAATGCGGTTTCTCAGATCGCAGGCGCATGGATGGACAAGCGCGCGGATGAGGATCAGGCGAAGATCGAAGAGCGCAGGCGCAAGGTTGTTCAGGGCGGGTTCGAAACCTCTGGGGGTGACTTTGACAAGATGATGGATGACTGGATGAAATCCGGTGATCCTGAGCTTGTCGATAAAGCCCTAGACTACAGACTGCGAAAGGCTGCGGCGGCTGCAGATGGTGGAAACGCTCCGACCACGCGCAACTTCTACGAAGGAAACGCGGTAGTAACCAAGCAGTGGAATCCTGAAACAAAGACGTGGGAGACGGTAGGCGCTCCCTCGCCAAGGTGGAAGGGGGAGGGTTCAGGTGGCGGAGCGGAAGACCCTAATTGGGACGCTGATGGCGTTGATACTCCGGCTGGCGAAGCCGATCCGACAGTTCCTGGAACACCTGCGAGCGCGCCGGTAGATCCAAGTGAGAGGTCCTTCAAGACGCCCGGCCCGATTGGCAAGCGCGGGTTGCAGCAGGGCCCAACCATTGAAGGCCCAGATGGTCAGCCAATATCGACCGTGTTCAACCCAAATGATGGCCAGCTTTATTACCAGACGCCGGATGGGCTCTATAAGCGTGCCGGTGGAAAGGCCCCCGCTCCAAAGCAGATGACACCGACGCAATACGTCAAGCTGCAGCAGGACTATCAGAACGAAATCAACGGTATGGATGCGTTGAACGAGTACTTCGCGACAGTGAAGGACCTCCCGACAGGCATCAATCGCTGGGCCCTTGATGTAACCTCAAAGGCCAAGCAGATCGCATTTGGTGGCAAAACCCTCACGCCGGCAGAGTTCAATATGCTCTCTGCTGACAATCAGGTGCAGGCACTGCTCGGTCTGTTCAGGACCACGATTGTCGGCCCCGGCGTCATGACTGAATACGATGCCGTTCGCGTTCTGAAGGCTTTGGGTGGCGATCCTGGGTCTGCACTTCAGAACCCGGAGGTGATGAGGAAGATCCTTGGTGACCTGTACCAGCGCAAGCAGCGTCAGGCGCAGATTTACTACAATGAGTATGTGCGCCAAGCCAGAGCCAGAGGTGAGACTCCTCCTCCGTTTGGGGCTCCAATAACGCTTGGTGGCGAGAAGCCAGGTGAGGAGGGCGGCGCGCCTGGGAAGCCACCATCTCCGTCCGCATCGTCAGGTCCAAAGCCCAAGGTGGTTTTACCCCCGAAGGAAAAGCGCATCATTGGAAAGACTGAGTACACAGCCCCCGATGGAAACACCTTCGTTTGGGGCCGTGATTCCTCTGGCAAGGTAGGATGGATGCCCAAGTAATGCCCTACATCCCCACGAAAGAACAAAAAGCAGCAAATGCACGCCGGACGGCCAAGGCCATGTCCGATGATGAACTTATCAAATCAACCGCCCTATCTGATGAAGATATTGCGGGTCCGGGTTCCGATGTTGTCGTTGACGACCGAGACTGGAACGAGCAAGCGCAGGGTTACATCCTGAATGGGTTGGATAATGCGCTGTTTGGATTTGGAGATGAGGTGGTCGCTGCGGGTGGCGCACTCTTCGGTCAAGACTATGACAAGGCTCTTGCGGACGTTGAGAAGAAGCACCAGCGCTATCGCGAAATGGAAGATGACTGGTCCTATGGAAACATAGCATCGGGTGGTGCAGGCTTTGTAGCGGGAACCCCCCTCTTCACAGGGCTCTACAAGGGCGCTCAGGGCGTTATCCGTGGTGCACGTGCTGCATTAGGCGCACCCACTGCACGGGCCGCTGCTGAGGCTGCAGGAAAGGTTGCGCCCAAGGGTGTGGCCGGAATGGTAGCAGCCGCACCAACCTCCAAGACAGGACAGTTGCTCGAGACGGTCGGGGCTCTTGGCATCACTGGTGGGGCCGCAGGCGAAGTCACAGCCTCGGGTCATTCTACGGGTGGTATCGGTCAGCGCGTTGGCGTCATTGGCGATGACATGGGCCGGTTGGCCGTCAACACAATCTTGGGCACTGCCATTGGTGTTGCTGGTCCGGCTGCTACCAAGGGAGGCCAGAAACTCCTCAACATGTTCCGCAAGCCGGAAGACAAGGCTGCGCGGTATCTGGCTGAGAAGTTCTTGGCCTCGGGAAAATCCATTGACGAGTTTGCCGATGATTTCTTTGGCGCTGCGAAGTCGGGTAAACCAGTAGCGCCCATCGATGTTGCCCCCACTTCAGTGAAAGACGCGGGAACGGCAGCAGCGAGAATGCCAGGGTCGGGACGGGACAGGGCACAAGAGTTCCTCAAGACCCGTCAGGAGGGCATGGGGTCTCGCGTTGCCGATGATATGCAGGAAGCACTCGGCAAGCCTCCCGGGTCATTTGTCCAATCTACGGATGAGATTGCCGCTCAGCGTGCTGCAGAAGCGAAACCACACTACGACAAGGCGTTCGCGGGTAACAAGCCCGTGACGGGGCCGAAGGTAGTCGAGCTTACAAACCGCCCGAGCGGAAAGCAGGCAATCAATCAGGGCCTCAAGATGGCGCAGGATGAGGGCATTCCGATGTCTGATCTGGTCATTACGGATGCCAAGGGCAATGTCATCGGATACACGATGAAGGCCATGCACTATGGAAAAATGGCCCTCGATGACATGATTGATAGCGCGGTGAGGTCCGGTAACAACCAAGCCGCGCGCAACCTTACCACCCTGAAGAACCAATGGGTCGGCGAGATGGATCGTCTCTCTCCGTCCTACGCTCAAGGTCGTCAGATCTATGCGGGCCATGCCGCTAACCAGCGAGCCATGGAAGCGGGGCGGATGGGCACAAAGGCGCATCCAGACCAAGTGGCCAAAGACCTCGCCGGCATGTCAAAGTCCGAGCAGGAATTCTATCGGCAAGGGTTTACGCAGAAAATCATCGAAGACATTGATAACGCGCCTGATAAGGGAAATGCGGTAAACCGTATCTTCGGCACCAAGATCAAGCGGGACCGTATGCGTCAGGTTCTGGGTGAGGAAAAGTACAACGAACTCGCCAAGCGCTATGAACTTGAGACGAAGATGTATGAGACGTATGGAGATGTAAATGTTGGATCTCCCACGGCTCAAAGAACGGCGGCTCAGAACGATCTGAACGAGGGTATTGCGGCACTCTCCCCCGAGGCTGCATCTGGTCTTGGTCGGTCCATGGCAAGTGGGTCAATCACTCCCCTACTCAACGCAATCGGATGGACCCGGTTCCAGGGGATGCTGAATGGAATTGGAGAAAGAACACGGGCGGAGATTGTTCGCCTCCTCTTCTCCACTGATCCGGCAGAAGTTCGCGCCGGGATCAATCTGTTGAACAAGCATTACGTTGCCGCTCAGAAGTTCCAGAAGATGCAGCAGAATGTAGGAGCAGCAGGAGCAGGTAACGAAAACACCCGGACGTATGGGGGTGGGGCAGTTGTACAGGGAACGCAGGCAGCGGGCGCAGCCGCAGCGCCTTACGTTCCCGGGCTCTAGCCGAACTTCCTCACCGGAAGGCGGATGACATTATCGGGGAGCGGGGGTTCCTCCCCGCTTTCCTCATTCAAGACCACTTCCTCCCCCTTCGGGTTTTCTTCATACCAATCGTCGATCCATCCCAGATCGATGGCGCTAATCCAAAACCCCATATTCATCAGAATGATCCCCGAGATACCGCCGAAGGCTCCCGCGAGGAGCATCATGCAGGCGTAGATGCAGACCGCATAAATCTCTCGGTAACTCATTCTATTTCCTTCACATCTCTAGAGGAGTAACGGCCATTCCTTGGAACGGTAGTGGTGTATTCACGCGCCTTTATTCGTGGGTAGCACGAAGGGACGCAGGGTCTCCAACAAACATAATCGGCGCTACAGAAATGGACGCCGAGTTTGACGGAATTGTGGACGGGCTGGAGAATTGCGTCACCCTTGATGGGCAAACCACGCCCTCAGCCAATCTTCCCATGGGAGGATTTAGGCATACAAACACGGGTGCCGCAACGTCCCGGACCCATTACGGCAGGGTCTCCGAGATCCAGGATGGAACCATCTGGAAAGCAGCCTCTCCCGGAGGAACAGGGGATGCAATGACGGGGACGGTTACGCCCGCTCCCTCCGCCTATACCGCTGGAATGATTGTACAAATCATTGCCCCGGGAACGAACACAGTCACCACCCCCACCATCAATATTAATGCCCTCGGGGCAAAGACAATCCGCAAGCATCAGGCGGCGCTTGTGGCTGGGGACATCGCATCCGGCGATACTCTCTGGCTGGTCTATGACGGGACCTACTTTGAATACATCAATCCCAAGCTCTACGCGACCGATCTCAATTCCCTCACCACGGATGCAACGGGTGGCGCGGTTGCGGACTTCATCCCGTTTGTTGACGCTTCAGACAGCAACGCATCCAACAAGGTAACGGTCCAAGACCTCTTCACTAATGTCTTTGCCAATCTCACGGCAGATACGACTGGCGGGGCAACGGGAGATAAACTTCTGTTCTCCGATGCGAGTGAGAGCAATGCGGCGCAGACAGTTACGGTCGATAACCTTCTAACTAATGGCCTCCAGCTTCTCACGACCGATACATCTGGAGGGGCCACCGGAGACCTCATTGCCTTTGCAGATGCCTCAGAGAGCAATGCGGGTAACAAGGTTGCGGTTTCCGATCTTTGGTACAACGCGATCAACAACGCGACTGATGACACATCACCAGTAGCCAACACTGACTTCGTTGCCACCCTGGATGCATCCGCATCTGCTTACAAAAAGGTCCGCCTTGACCGCATCGGTATTGGCAAGCAGACGGTCTGGGTTCCAGCCGGAGCGATGACTGCCAGAACTACAAATGGCGCTGCTTCAGGAACCACGGAATCCACCACCAACAAGGTAATGAATAAAACCCTGGACTTTGACACCACCACGCAGGAGTTTGCCCAATTCACGGTCGCGTTTCCAAAGGGGTGGAATGAAAGCACGGTTACATTCATTCCGTTCTGGACGGCTGCATCTGGCTCTGGCGGTGTGGTGTGGGGTCTTCAGGGCGTTGCGCTTTCCAATGATGATGCGATCGACACTGCATTTGGAACTGCGCAGACATCTACCGACACACTTCTCACAGCACTTGATGTTCACGTGGGTCCGGAGAGTTCAGCAATCACAATTGCAGGAACTCCAGCAGAAGGTGACATCTGCTATTTCCAGATCAACCGCACGGTGTCGGATGGGTCGGATACGTTGGGCGTCGATGCGAAACTCATCGGCATCCAGCTTCTGTACACGATCAACAGCAACGTGGACGATTGATCCATGTTCATTCGCCATAACTATCTTCTACTCCCCGTCACATCCAAATCCCTCGTTTGGGTTCCATCCAAGAAGTCACCTATTCAGGTCGTGGATGGCTTTCTCTGGAACCCGTTCCGCGAGCGTTTTGAAGATGTGCGCGGGGCGACGTATCAGGAGATCGTTGCTTCTCTCGGCATTACCCAACTCATTGGGTTCGGGGTTAGTGGCGCGATCCCGTTCACGCCTGTCACAAACACGTATACCTCTGGAACGGGCGCGACCGAGACGACGCCTGCAGGCGCATCCTCTTCCGGGGTCACGAGCGACGGTGGTGGTGGCGGTGGCTCCAAAGGAACAAGCACGACGACCTGCCGTGGCGGCGGCGGCTCTGGGCGCTGTGTTTCCACCGTATCCGTATCCGGCGGGGACCAGATCACCTACACGGTCGGTGGTGGTGGTTCTGGAAAGACAGGGGCCAGCGGCAGCGGAACTAATGGTGGCACGACATCAACGACAGGCGGGACAGGCGGGTACACCGGCCTGGCTCACAGCGCGGGCGGTGGCGGTGGAGCGACAACAGCCGTCAATGGCGCGGCAGGCACAGCATCAGGTGGCACCAGCAACACAAACGGAAATGCCGGGACGAACACCTATCTTGCCAACCCCGGTGGCGGTAACGCAGCAAGCGGGGCGTTAGGCGGGTCAAACGCGGACGCCTCTGGAACTGAGGCGACGTCGGGCGCGTCCCCTGGCGGTGGCGGTGGCGGTGGCACTACCGCGGGAACGTCTCCGGAAGGCCGCGACGGCGGCGCTGGCCGCATCTCTTTCGCCTACACATAGAGGATTCACATGGAACCGATCTGGTTGGGTCACGCTCGCGGTGAGCTTGGCACGAAGGAGTTTGCTGGAACTCCCGACAATCCCAAAATCATCAAATACTGGAACGATGCAAAACTCTCTGACGTAGCGGATGGGCAAGATGAAGTTCCATGGTGCGCTGCGTTTGTGGGTGCAATGCTCGCGAGATCAAATATCCAAGGGTCTGGAAAGGCTAACGCACGTTCCTACGAGACATGGGGCCGGAAACTCTCAAGCCCAGTTCTGGGGTGTATCGTAATTCTCTCCAGACCCCCCACTGCATGGCAGGGTCACGTCGGGTTCTATCTCTCTACTGACAGGGCAAAGCGTCTTGTCCGGATCATTGGGGGGAATCAGTCGGATAGCGTTTCGATTGCAGATTTCTCGATGGATCGCGTCGTGGCCTATCGCTGGCCAACATCACAGACAATCATTCCGGAATGGGTGGGTCCGATTGCGTCGGTCGGATCTGCGTCCATAAGCAACAGTGAGGCGTAAGTATGGCTAGCGATTTGGATTTGCATCGTGACTTCGGACAACTTCAAGGAACGGTGGCATCTCTCACGGGGGAAGTGAAAGACCTGAAGCTTGAAGTTAAAGAGCTTAAAGATACGGTCACTGAACTCACTGCTTTGCTCAACCAAGCCAAGGGTGCAAAATATGTGATTTTCCTAGTCCCTGGCATTGTCGGAACCATCGCAGCGGTGCTTGGCTACTTTGGCTTGAAGGCGCTTGTTGGTCCGGTGCAGTGACATGCCGAAAACAACAAAGCGCGCATCCGAGCGCATCTTCTACAGGCGCATAGAAAACTGGGACATCTGGAAAGTGGATTGGCTTTGGACGGCTCCGAGCCTTGTTTTCTGCGTCCTCTGTTTTTTCCCGCTCGCGCTCATTTATCACATTCTCACAAAACTCTGATCCATTTTACCCCGAACGGTAAAGGTGAAGCGTGCCGACTCCATCGCTGAGTAAGCAGGAATGGCAGCGCCGAAAGGCGAGCATAGAAGACGCATTGAGGAAGGGCTATCCGCCACCCGGTACACACGGTCAGCACGGAGCCGGGGCAATTAGAACCGCCGCCAAGGCGCTCAAGATCAGCCCCACAAGCCTGCAGAGCAGCATTGCCCGCGCTGAGACGCTTGGCCTGCCTCCAATCAAATGGAGCATCTACAAAAGGCCAGAAGCGGACAAGATAACCGAGAAGACACCGGACAGCGTCAAGGCGCGGAACCAGATCGGCGAACTTCGCAAGCGGCTGGACGAAGCGCTGGCGTACACGTCCCAGATTGAGGACATCCGCAAGTCGGTCTTCAACCTTCTTCCTGAAAAGCTTTCCATTCCCCAATGGCAAGTGCCGAAGTCTGCCGGCAAGTCACAGCCCGAAATCCCAACACTGTTCACCAGCGACTTCCAATGCGGCGAGGTCATCCGCTCTGCTGAGTTGGACTTCCCGAATGACTACAACCAAGACATCTTCCGCGAACGATACCGCAGGCTCATCAAGACGAGCGTAAAGCTGCTGGAGCGGGAAAATCCAAAGATGGACTATCCAGGCATGGTCTACCTTCGCGGCGGTGATGCCGTGTCAGGCTCCATACATCTGGATCTTGAGGCCACTGACGACTGTACACCCTCTGAACAAACGCGCGTTGTGATTGAGGAAGAGATACGCGGGCTTGAGGAGTTGCTTCGTGCAGTCCCCAAGGTGACGGTGTACTCGGTCCCCGGCAATCACGACAGAACGACATTCAAGCCACGGTCGAAGAGATACACCGCGCTCTCGTATGACTACCTCGCCATATGGGCGATGGAGAGTTACTTCCGGGCCAAGGGTGAGACGCGGATCACCTTCTGCGCGCCTCCAAGCGGGGATGCATACTTCAGCATCTTCAACACCAATTACCTGCTGACACACGGCGACCGGATCGGGTCAAGGGGCGGCTCCGGATTCATCGGGCCTGCCGCCAATATCAGCAAGGGCATCTTCAAATGTCGGCAGCAACTCGCGCGCATGGGTCGCCCGGTTGACTACGTTCTGACGGGGCACTTTCACGTTGCCATGCAGTTGCCCAATGGCATCGCGAATGGGTGCCTTGCGGGCTTCAGCGAGTACGCCAAGACGGAATTGCGGTGCGAGCCAGAGCCACCCACGCAGACCATGTGGTGGACACATCCGCGCTGGGGACTGACAACCATTCGACGCATCAGGGTGGACCATGACTGATATCACTGAAGACCAGATGGTAACTTACACTCTCTCCACCGAACCAATGCCATATGCACTTACGGCAGGGGGAGATACATCAGCAAAGGCCGCGCGAATTTTGGCGGCTCATCTAGTGCACAACACATCCGAGCACCCACCGCTTACCTCCCAGACCCTGAGTTACATCCATGCCCTTGCAAAGCTGATTGACACCGGGGAAATGGACGATGGAACCCCCAAGCTCAGGGTGGCAAAATGACAATCCCCTCTCGACGCCTTACCATTACTGAGCAAGTGGGTCCGTTCACAGTTGCCGTAGGGTTCAAACAGGATCACACGGGGAATTGGACAGTGCCTTTCGAAGTGTTCATCACTGCAAGGGGCAAGTCAGGCACAGACCTAGATAACCACCTGTATGAAATTGGCGTGTCTGCTTCAAAGATCATGCAAAGCGAGGGGTAGATGTCCGCACGGTTTCGAGAGATCGCAAACCGTTACACCCCACCCTTTATCAGAATCCGGTGGAAGCGGAAGAAGAATGGAAAGGTTGTTTTAAGACCAGCCCACGCCTGTCTGAAGAAAGAGGAGATATTGTCTCCTAGGCCGGACACGATAGAAGGTCTCGCCTACTTCCTCCACGAATGCGCCCACTTCTGGCTCAGGCACTTTGTTCCTGAAGAAGCAAATAGCTCAAAGATGGAAGCGCTCTATACGGGCGGGGCGACAGAAACTGAATCTCAGCAGGAATACGAAGCAGAGCAGTGGACCATCTCAACCCTGAGAAGAGAGGGTCTATCCGTTCCAGATCATGTCATCGAAGACATGAGAAGATACGTCGCAAGTTGCGTGCGTAGTGAGAAACACAGGAAAATCCCAAGGCGTGTAAAGCGGTTCATTCGCTAACGTTTCACGTGAGTTTAACACGCAGGGATTACATATCACGGAGCGAATGGCGCAAACGCTTCCGTGCGAATAAGTGCGCCTTAGAACTCAACGATAAGGAGAGTATCAAATGGCTTTCACCGTAGATTTCGGAAAGAAGGTTCGCATCCCGTTCAATTTCGTGGATGCTTCTGGCAACGCTGCAAAGGTTGATGGCGTTCCGTCTGTCACGACGACGCTCGGCACTGTTGTCGAGGTTGTTTCCAGTGACGCAGGCTTCTCGGCTCTGCTCGACATTGGTGGTGTGGGTCTGGCCACAGTGGCTGGCACGGCTGACGTGGACCTTGGCGAAGGCGTGAAGGAACTTGCGTTCTCGCTTGGTGAATACGAAGGCCTTGCGTCCCCTGAAGCGTCGTCTGTAGTGGTCGGCACTCCCGTAACGGAGTGAGCTGACTAGGTGCCTTTAACTGACGGGTGGGAGGCGGTTCGCTGCCTCCCTTTTCCATTTGAAACAGGAGAATGCAAGTGAACTACATCAACCTCATCATTCAGGCCCTTAACTGGTTCCCTGGCATCAAGACGAAAGTGGCGGCTGTGGCAAGCGTAATTTCCGCTCTCATCGTGGCTGTCTCGGTCGCGCTGACGCAGTTCAATGTGGGCTTTGAAATCCCGTATCTGAACGAGATCAACGCAATCCTGATTGCCCTGACTGCCGTGGGCGCGGCAAATCAGCCGGTCAATAACGCACCGAAGCCCTGATGTTGGGCTATCTCAAGGCGATTGGGGCGGGGCTATTCGTAGCCTCCCTCATCATCTTTGGCTTCAAGATTGCCACATGGCGGGCTGATGCTGCCCTGCTTGAAGTCGCAAGGCTGGAACTCAGGAATGAGCTACAGCGTCGGGTGAAATCAGACGCCGACAAGAAAACCGCCCGCGACGAGCGCGATGCTGCAAGGGCGCAACTGTCGGAACTGCGCCTGAAAAACAAAGAAGCGGAAATTGTCAAAAACGTAAAAGCAGTCAAAGAAACGGTCGTGAAGTATGTCAAGATTAACCCTGACTGTGATCTGCCTGAGCCTGTCGCTGGTCAGTTGCAAAAGCTACGAGAGGGCGGAGAGTAGCCCGTGTCCTCAGCCCGCCCCTAGCTTGCTCGTGCCCGCCCCAGCCCTATCTGAGCCGGGACAGACACCTGTGAGGGATCAGGGGCAGACGCTCGCCCAATACGCGGAGGACATCGGCAAATACAATGCCCTCCGTGAACGCCATAACGATCTGGCAGGCTGGGTTATCCGATACTGCCTAGCTGACAAGGCATCGCAGTAAGGCGATGCGCTCCCGAGCTAAGGCTTTGAGGTCATCCAGAACGCTCTCAGGGGGGCTTGTGTCTCCTGCCAACCATCGGCGCATTGTGCGCTCATTGACTTTCAAGGCTTCCGCCAGTTCACGCTGAAAGCGAGGCCCGTATAGAGCCTCGCCGCACTTGATGAGATGTTCCCGCATCAAAACAGGTGCTTCTCAGGGACGCCTGCTGCGCGCTGGAAACCGTTCCAAGCCTTGTTGGCGCGGAAGTTAGCGGCTTTGAAAATCGAGATGGCGGCGGAGCCTCGCAGGTTATGGTCTGCCAGAAAGTCCATTGCCGCCTCTTTCTCGTTTCCGCAAAAGTCGCGAGTGTTGATGATGACGTCTACCGTCAAGTCAATCAGTTGTTCGTTTGTCATTTTCGTGGGCCTCCTGCCCGGTTTGGCCGGGCCTCACTGCCCGCGTCCATGTCCTGTATATAGGGCAGCGATGGGGCATTGTCAACACCCCACCAAGAATTATTTTACAGGCTCAGAAGCGCGTCGATAGTGGCCTCCATCCAGCGGAAGAACTGCGCCCCGCAGAACAGGATGAAGACCAAGAGAAGCCAATCCCCCAGCCTTGCGTTTGGCTTATGCCCCCAGCCGTGGGGCGGTCTGTGAAGCGTTCTCATGCCGTGTACGCCAGCATGAGAACAAGAATGCCCACTGCGGCATCAAAGATAAATGCGCCAATGGCCAGCGCCCACAATCCCACTTTCCTCATAGCATTTCCTCCCCGGCGTTATGCCGTGAAAGCCACCCTACGGGGAGAGTTCTAATATCCCCCTAACACCACCACCTTTCAGCCAGAGTAGCGATGGAGTAGGGCTTTGCGTCGGTCATGCTGCACCTTCAAGCGGGTAAACAAACCTGAACTTGGACACACGGGGCACCTTGTTTACTTGGGTGCCATCAGGGATATGGGACGACCTGGCAAACTTCTTGCCCGTCTCAGCGCACACATAGTCCACGCGCGGGGTCTTCCTGCCCTCGTCCGTCCTGCCGTCTGGCTTCCAGTTAGATGCCTTGTAGATGGTCCCGGAGTGACCTGCTGACGGGTCGGCATAGGACACAATGAGGCCAACAGACTTGTGGTGCTGCCTGACGTATCGAATAGAGCGCCCGATCAGGAACGTCTCTGCGTTAGTCGGGACCGCGTCATCTATCCAAAGACGCGCAAGTTCCCACACTGTGCAGCCGTACCGCTTCGCAGTCTCACGGGGCGGCAAGGCGAACACGCACACGCCCAGCACCTCCCAATTTCTCAGCAGCCCAAGCGTCAACACGGTCACTCCCGGCCATTTTCCGAGGTAGTGCTTTGCTATGGCCCGCGATGCCATGTGCCGCGTGATAGGGACCACCCGGCAATATGATCTCCACTCGGCGTCAAAGACGGGGCCGATGGGCTTCATCCCTCACCTTCCTTGTCAGCCTCTGCGCGGCGGTCAGTCATGCGGCCCCCGCTCACTTCCCTTCCTCCCCTGCCGCAGCGCGAATGGCTGGAGCCTCCTCGCCATCGCTGGCGAGGATTTTGCTGAACCGCTCCCACACGCCGTAGTCCTCCCGAAACTCATTTTGTATGGCGGTCACAACGGCTCGGATACCCGTGGCGTCACATGCGCCTTGGGTCACATATCCGCGTTTCCGTCCTTCGTTCTGCCCCTCGCGGAACAGTTCCATCAGATCAGCGAACTGCATTGGTCAACTCCAGTTGTTCATGGGGTACGGGTTGGTATCTGCCGGGGCATTGGACCTTGTCCCACCTGTCAGCCATTTGCAGGGCTGTCATGTCGCGAGACTTCCAGTTGCGGGCCACGTCCGTACTATCGACGCTCGAAAAGGGCCACCGCTCGCCACTGAGCTGCATTCCACGCAGCATGTGGACTTGAGGCGTGAAGCGGTGGTGCTTGTTCAGTTCAGTCCAGGCTTCATCCATCCGGCGCTGCCATGCCTCGGACATGACCACCCAGTATTCAGCAGTGGACCCGATGCACACGCGCGGCCACTCCTGCGTGAGCCTCACCAGCCGGTGTATTGGCTCATCCATGTGCCAGACAGGTGCGCCCCGGTGACCATGCGGCCACTCGCGAATGAGCGCATCCTGCTCCTGCGTTCCGGCGTCGATAACGTCGGGTATGACAGCGAACGCGCCTGGGTACAGCCACTCCTCGCAGAATGCATAATAGGCTTTCCAGTCTGTCTTGTACCCGCGCTTGAACTGGCTGAAGGCACCGTTATCAAGCATAAATGGAGACGCAATAGCCGCGACCCGACGCATATCATCGGGCCGTGCAAACGAGACGCAGAAGTTTCTCCCGGCCAAGCTGTACAAGGCTTCGATGGGCGTCAGTGGTGTGCCGTGAAAATGGATCATTTTGACCATTGAGCGGCAATCTTCCCGCCCCTAATAAATCTCCAAACCTCTACAAAGTCCGCGCCGCTTTCTGCGCCAATCAGCATTGCGAGTTGCTCCGCCAACCCTTCACCCTTTTTCAGCGGACGGTGGTCGTACTTCGCCGCGATGCCAGCAATCTTTTCGTGCCACTCAAGCACGCTCGGAAACGCTTCTGCTTCTGAGACAATGCGGCCAACCCGAATGAACCATGTGTGCCCGTGAGAAGGTCCGTCGTAATGTTCAGGTAAATGCGAACTATCAATCTGCGTTTCAGCCCACTGAGTTATCATAGGTGACCCCAACGCTTCCCGGTGCGTATCGCCCACACCGTGTAGATGCTCACATCGTAACGCGCGGCGAGAACCAGGAGCGGTTCACGGCTGCGCTTGATCTCGCGCGCCTGCTCCTCGGTCAGTTTCGCGCTGACGTTCTGCTCGCCTGCCAGTGCGGTCATTTCCCACCCCCTGCCGCAGCGTGAATGGGGTCAGCATCATCTCCCGCGCAACTCAGCCCGCACTCCACATCATACTCCTCATCGTCAACGTGGCTGAACGGCAGTTCAATTTGGTCCCTGACGTTCTGCGCGAACTGCTTTATCGGCCTTCCAGACACAAACGTGCGCCCGGTCTTTTCTTCCTGCGCTGACCACCAATCCTCGATGCCAGGGTTGTCCCTGATCAAAGGGGTCTGGAAGGAAGGTCGCTTGAGGAAGCACAGGTCGCAATTGCTCTCGTAGCCCATCAACTCCAGGTCGAACGGCTGCGCCCGCCAGAATGCCATCACGTCCGCCTTCGTGACCTTCGCCTTCGACAGCGGCATGACCGTCTCCCACCGGTACTTTTGCTCGTCGTTGCGCGCGAGAGCCTTCATCACCCGGTGCCCCTCGTCATACCGCAGCCCAACAACATTCTTCCAAGCCTTGTACTTGTGCGCCCGCATGAACCTCTCGATCGGCTTCATCTTGAGATCCTGCGTGCAGAACCGCTTGAGCGGGTTGGGCACATGCTGCTTCGCCGTGATCAGGTCCGCAAACGGTTCGCCCTTCCTGGACGCCGACGTGTGGGTCACAATCTCAAAGTACGGCTTCGCCCGCCGCCACTCGACCCAGGCAATGATGCAGCCCCAGTGCTTCGCGCAGTTGTTCACAAATGTCAGGGTCTTTTCGAACTCCTTACCCGTGTTTGCAAAGACCACATGTACATCCTGCGGGAGCGTGCCCCCGTGGGCTTGGATGATCCGCCACAGCATGTAGCCGCTGGTCCTGCCTCCTGAGAACGAGATAATGGCGGGACCGGTAATCAGGAATGGGTCAGTCATCCCTCACCACCTGCCGCAGCGCGAATGGGCTTGTCGTCCTGTAGGGCTTTGATTGCCTTCGCGTGCCACGCCGGATAGCCACCGGACACAGCGCATCCGTTCATCCACGCGACTGCCTCCTCTAGCGCCACACGCAGCCGCTCCGCGCGTGCTTCTGCGGCCTCGGCGCGGTGAAACTGCTTGTGCGTTGCTGCACGCTCAAGGGTGTTCTGCTTCAACCTCTCGTTGTGCGCTTTGTTTAACCGCGCCACCTCACCCTCAAGGGCTTCGATCCTTGCAGCCTGCTGTTCAATGTGCGCGTGAATAAGCAAGTCGTCGTCAGGGTCAGGGTTGGCCGGGATCGATACACGCGCGCACGGCTCCTGACGGAAATGGGAGTTGATAAGCCGCCTTGCAATTTCGTGCGCTTCATCGCGCGACACTGCGCGGGTAACAAGGTCACTGCTCATTCGCTGCCCTCCGACAAAACTTCGTAAAGGCTGATCGCCAGAAAGACCGGCCAGAACACCACCCAGACCAGCAGCGCCGCAAAGCCAGGCAGCGTCAGAAGATCCCGCCAGTCGTCGTCAGGCACTTCCCACAGCGCCCATAGAAGCGTTGCGAGAGCTAAAGGCATTCCGGCCAAGTACAGTGTGAGAAGGATGGTCATTGCCTCACCCCCACGCACCTCGTTATTGCTGCCGTTCCTCGTGTAGTTGAGATCGTATCAATCACCTGTTCCGCCACCTTCATGCACACAGCCTCGGATGGCATGTCGGTAACGCTAAGACCAAGACCACCATTCGTGATGTAAACAATGAGAAACCACTTCATCGCACCATCCTCATCTCTTGCCGTTCGTAAGCCTCTTTAGACTGCTGCTCCATTGCTTGCATCTTCACGTAGTCAACGTGGATGCGAGCTTCGTTTGCCCTCGTCCTGGCTCTGGCTACCTTGTCCAAATGGTCGATCCACTCGTCGCTTCCCTTGATCTTCATTTCTGCCTTGGAGACAGAGTAATGGGGGAACTCAGCCATGAGCCCCAGCACCTTCTGGCTGAATATTGCCGACTTGGTGTCCTCAAGAATCCGAGCGGCAGCATCCAGATCGACCCATCTCTGGGCCGCGTCCCGGTACAGTTCAGATTGGGGGCGGGTGTTCGCTCCACTCACGACTTCTTCCCCAGCGTCTCTTCCCACGTTGTACGCGCCACCATGACAAGGGCGGTGAGTTGGTCAGATGAGATAGCTCCGAACTTCTCATAGACCTTCGGCGCGGTTGCATTGACAAAGCCGCAGACGAAGATCCGCTCCGCCGTTGCGTCGTCATTCGACCCATAGCGTCCGGTGGATTGGGTGGGGGCAGATGCTGCCGACCTGGCAGAAGGACCCGCATCGTGGATCTTGATGATATCCCGATACGTCTTCCCGTTCTTTTCCTGCATCTTCACGTCAGCCGTGATGGTCTGGCCCTCAGCCAAACTCTTGGCGACCTCTTCCTTCACCCCATAGTAATTCCCATCCTGAGCCTTGATGGATGCGCTCCATCCGGACTGCTTTGGCGGGTAAATCTTGCTGATCTGGATTTCCATAGTTCTATCTCCTTCAGGTAAAATCAGGCGGCGCGCTTCTTCAATTGACGGTCGAGGTCGTATGCCTCGCGCAAGAGAAGAAACATTCGTGTTGCTTCGGTAAGGTCGGGGAAGTGATGGACCGAGAAGTCCCCGTGCTCTTTGCTAAATCGGCAGAGGTAATGCCCCTGGCACTCAATCCCGTACACTTCCTTGATAAGCAGGGCATAGGCCGCAAGCTGGATCAGGTAGTCGGAATAGACCGAGTTGGAAGTTTTCCAGTCCAACAGGACTGGTTTATTGTCTACAATCCCAAAAGCATCCGGCGTTCCACCGAACTTGTGCTCCTCACTCACTAACTGGCGCTCGGTCCATTCGATCTTGACGCCTGTTGTGAGTTCCCAGTTCTTGTAGGAATTAAAAGCGTTCTGAGCCTGACGGATGATCTCTCCATCTCCATCCAAGGTGATGGTCTGGCCCGTGATGTGAGCGTCGATCAGTTCGTGCGCCAAGGTTCCAGCATCCGCAGCTTGGTCACGGACTGCCTTATAGTCCTTCCCCTCCGTTCCAAGCTTCCACGCCCAGTGCACTAATCCGCCCGACTCTTTGAACCTACTAAGGATGGTGGTCACACTAGGAACCTTCGTCCCGTCTTTGGTGAAGTACCCTTTACGTGGGGTTGGCATTGGTCTTGATCCTTTTTGGAAACGGGCGGGAGGGAATGGGGCGGCTAAGGCGCTTGACGTACGTGTATGATTTCTCCGGGTTCATCTTCCCCAGCACCGCGTCCTCATGAGCCTGGCGCGCTCTCTCAAGGCGCTTGGCTTTGGCGATCTTGTGCAGGTCACCGTCTGCTGACGTTGCATTGTTTCCATTGGTCTTTGCCTTGGCGCAGTCATGGTGAACCCAGCGGAGGTTCTCGGCCTCGTCTGAGCCTCCCAGCATTCGAGGCACCATGTGCTCAAGCACACGCTTGTCAGAGGCGATAATCTGGGTTCCGCAGAGAGGGCAGATGATCCCGCCATGCTCTGCTTGAGAAATAGCAACCGCCACCTGAACACGGGCCGGAATGGATGGGCGACCGCTCATACCTCAAACCTCATGATATGAACCCCGGCCACAACCCCCCATGCTTCGTTGATGAGGTGCAAGACCTTGTCCAAATCCTGCTGATCCCGTGGCTTCTGAAGCATTGCGATGGCTGCTGCCAGATTGGTGCGCGCACTTCGCAATTCGATCTCTTCGGCAAAGATGTAATCTACCGGAGGGTCTTGGTTCTTCGGGAATGGGACAACGTTATCATCAACCATCATTGCCCCCTCGCCGGCTTGTAGTAACCAGCCTTCAGGTCAGCACGATCTGCAACATCACAGGCCGAGCGGAGTTGAGTGGATGGGTTAGCCCGACCGATGTTAAAGCAGACAATCATCGACCAAAACACGAGGGCGCACGCGACGGCGGTTGCGCTTGCTTGTCCGGGGGTCATGTCAGACCATCCCGCGCAAGCATCTCGTCCAGTTCTTCCTGGCGCTTGAACTTGTCTGCCTTGACGGCAAGGTTCATGATCCGGTCCTGAGCATTCATCAGGTCGCGCTCGAGGTCGCGGAAGTCCACCAGCGGGTATGACTTCATGAAAGTCTCAAGGCTCTTGATGTTGGAAAAGATGCCGGCGAGCAAAGCCTCAGCGCGCTCAACAGGCGTCATTGAAGTCTCTGGGTTTACAAGGATGTTCATTTGAAGCTCCTGTTGTTGAGCATGTTGAGAAGCCCGCCCTTGGCGGATGAAAGGGCATCGTCCGCAGTCTTTCCAAACCAGGCACCAACCTCGGAAACCTGAACCGTCCAGTATCCTTCCCCGTGGCATGTGATTGAGGCGGGGAAAGAAACCTCGCGAAGCCCGAGCGTTTCCCTCATCTTGGTGAGTTCGTTGATGGATTGTTCAATCACGACGCAATTCCGAGCGTGCGGGCCAGATCGTCATCAGAACTGGCCACGCGATCGGCATGAGCCTCCAAAGCGTCTAGTGCCTCTTCAATGGTGGGGAGGTCATCAACAACGCGCTTCCCATCGACATTCACCCACCACCCGCCTGAGAAGCAGCTAATGCTTACAAAGACATCGACCGCCTTGTAGCCAGTGCGGGCGCGGTAGCTTGGGTTGATCTTCTGAACGGCAGCGGCAATGCGTTCATGCGTGTTCGTGGCCATGGTTAGTCCCTCCCTGTGCAGGTTTCGATCATGTGGGTTTCGTATTCAGTGCGTGGACCCGTACCGCGCATCGCGTCGATTGCAGCGGTGTGGAACTTTTGGGTTCCGATAAAGTAGAAACCGTTTGAGAAAGCGCACACCTCCCAGCCACAGGATCGGAGGTAAGCTTTCGTGTTCTGGAGAAACTCAACGGCAGCTTGTTCGCTGCTCTCAGTGGTGGACACGTATGCCCACTCACGATTGCCGTCTGCGTGGAAGCGAACGCTCTTGGCGTTGCAGGCTTCGGCGATAACGTTGGATGTTGTCTGCATGGGTTGCTCTCGCGTGTTTGTATGCATGACAATACGTGCAAAGCGTATTATGTCAACACGAAAAGCGTATTTAGTTGGGTCAATAGGACAGTATTGCTTACCTATTTTATTCGGCACAATTCCGCCACAATTCACTCAAGATCGACAGATAGGACAGCAATGTTGACCTAAAAGTGCTTTTTTGTTCCGATTTTTTGCGCGACCATCTTCTTAGTGGTACCAGACACCCCTTAGCGCCTGACATGAACAACAAGGAAGGCAAGGCCCCTCCTTGACCACCCACATTTTGGTGTGAAAAGAAATATACGTGTTAGGCGTTGACACTGATACGCTTCTAGCGTAGGTGTCGAATATGCAAGTCGAAAACATAATTTCCAAATTTGGGGGTCTGACGCGCCTGGCGCGCACTCTCAACATGAAGCACCCGACGACAGTCCAGGGGTGGCGGGTTCGCGGGTCTATCCCAGCTCGTCACATTCCAAAGATCATCGAGGCTGCAAGGTCCCACAATATCGACATTTCCCTGTCAGACTTCTTTTCCATTGAAGACGGCCTGACTGGCAAGAAAGCCAAGAGCGGGAAGACCCGCCGCGTGAGTGCTCATCAGTAAATTGTGAGGGAAGAAGAGATGCAGATTAAGCCACGAATGACAGTTAGCCGTAAAACCGTGATGACGGCGTTAATTGGTGGTGAACGTGCGGCGTCACCACGAGATGTGACTCTTGGTTGGTTAGAAGACATCATCTTCTGGCATCGCATGGGCGGAAGCCCGGTCACTGCAAGAGACATCTTCAGCCGGTGCAGATATCGACACGTAGTTATCGCCCGCGCTGATTTCATGAAGCGCTTGAGAGACAGGGGTTGGTCTTATCCGAAGATCGGAACCTTTCTCAACATGGATCACACCACAGTGATGCACCATGTCGAGAGAAAGCACGAGAAGACCTCAGTCAGTTACATGGGAAGCACACAGGCGAGAGCGCGTCTTCTTATTCAGGCAAGGCAGGAGAGGGCCGAGTGGGCAACGCATCCTGTCTACACACCCTTTGAAGCCTCATCCAACGGAGCCGTGCGGTATCGGAGGGGGAATAGAAACCCGCTCGTTCTGCACGTCGATGCATCCGGCAAGCTTTACCTGAGGCTGAACTCAGGCGGGCGGGGCGCAAGATCCACTCACATTCTTTTGGATCACTTCGTCGCCGAGTGTTTCTTGGGCGAGTGCCCCTCTGGATCGCGCGTGATCCATCTCGACGGCGACATCACCAACAACCGCATCAGCAACCTGGCTTTTGTCCGGGCATCACAAGAGGCCGTCATCGGCCCGTCGGTGGGTAACAGGAGACTGAGCAATGAGCCTCATGAACTTCATCAAATCTAGCCTGATCTCAATAGAAACCAAGAAGGAGACGACTACCGTGGCCAAGCCAATGCTTACCGAAAAGATGCTTGCGGACGTGAGGTCCCAAGTCAGATCCCGACCGTTTGCAGGGAAGGGCATCTTCACCATCGAGCAACTTGAGAACGATGCAATCATCGGGCTCTGGAATGAATGCGCTCAGGCGGAGAAGGAAGCCCTTACCCTCACCAACCCCTCCCCAACACAACCCGCCACAAAGGCGAGTTAGAGACCGTGCGCCGCTTGCCCCCCAGCTTCCCCGGCGGCGCGCGAGGCCCGCGCAGTGAGGCTCTCCCCAGCCCTGCGCGGGCTACCCGTTCCAAGTATGGAAACCGAAAGGTTGTGACTGAAGAAGGCACCTTCGATTCAGTGCGTGAACACAAACACTGGATGGAACTGAAACTGAGGGAGAGAGCGGGGGAGATATCTCACCTTGAGCGCCAGGTTGATTTCGTCATCGAGCACAACGGCGTTCGCATCTGCAAGTACAAGGCAGACTTTATCTATTTCGAAAACGGACAGCGCGTGGTCGCTGATTCCAAGGGCTACAGGACTGATGTTTATCGCCTGAAAGCCAAACTCATGAAGGCGTTTTACAACATCGAAATCAGGGAGATGTGACGTGATAAGTCGCACGACAAAGATACAGATGCGCCAGCAACTGAGGCGCGTGAAGGAGCAGTCAAAGAAGCTCCTCGTTCAGGGCAAGCATTCCAAATACCGATACGCGAAGAATTGGCTCAAGGCTCATTCGGCATTGCTGAAGGAGGACGCTCGCAATGTCGGATGATTACGATCCTGCAGAGAACTCTCGCAAATCGTATGAGGTGGCGATAGATGCACTTCGTGCCGAGCGTGAGGCGGATGAATACCGCAAGTTCCTGGCCAAGAAGGCTCCAAAGGTTCAGGCGGTCGGTCTCACCAAGACACCGAAACTGCATGAGGCACTGAAGCCCCATCAGCGGGACTGTGTTGAGTTTGCCTTGAAGCAGGGGCGAGCAGGTCTGTTCCTGGATACAGGTCTGGGAAAGACCTTTTGCGAGCTGGAGTTTGCCAAGCACGCCTTGAAGAAAAAGGCATTGATCCTCACCCCGCTTGCAGTGGCAAAGCAGATTGAGCGCGAGGCGCAGAAGTTTGGCTTTGACGCGCGTGTGATCCGGGATCGGACAGATGCAAAGTCCGGGATCAACATCTGCAATTACGATAGGCTCGAGAAGCTTGATCTGGATGATTTTGACACGGTGGTTTTGGATGAAAGTTCCATCCTGAAATCATTCGGAGGTAAGACATCTCAAGCCCTCATCCACTCATTCAAGGACTATCGGTTCCGGCTAGCGGCCACGGCTACCCCGGCCCCCAATGACCACATGGAACTCGGCAACCACGCTGAGTTTCTCGGGATCATGCAATCCAGCGAAATGCTTATGCGCTGGTTTGTGAATGATACGGAAACAGCGAGCCAGACGTGGCGACTGAAGGGTCACGCCACGACTGACTTCTGGGACTGGATGGCGTCTTGGTCCCGCATGGCAGAGACGCCGGCAGATCTCGGTCACGATGCGTCCGAGTACATCCTGCCAGAGATGAAGATCATCCGGCATCGCGTGAGTGGAACCGCTCAACCCATCAAGGATGGATTGTTTGCCCTCACGGACAACTCAGCCACGTCAATGCACAGCGTGAAGCGTGAGACTGCCGTGGCGAGGGCTGAGTGCATCGGCGCATTGGTTCAGGACAAGAGCCAGTGGATCGTGTGGTGCGATACGGACTACGAGGCTGATGCCCTGGCAGAAGTGATTGATGGGGCGATTGAGGTTCGGGGCTCAATGAAGCCCGAGGAGAAGGAAGAAGGGATCTTGTCCTTCGTCAATTCCGAGGCCCGGGTTCTCATTACCAAGCCCAGCATTTGCGGGTATGGCCTCAACCTCCAGCACGTTAGCAACATGGCCTTTGTGGGTCGCTCATTCAGCTACGAGAGTTGGTATCAGGCTGTCCGACGTTGTTGGAGATTTGGGCAAAAGAACATCGTCAATGTGCATCTCGCCGTTGCCGAGGGTGAAGATCAGATCGGACGGATCATCGACCGCAAGACATCGGATCACCAGAACATGAAGCGCGCAATGTCAGAAGCAATGCGCCGTGCAGCGGGAAGAAAGGCTGCAACCAAGGTCAAGTATGAACCAAAACACAAAGGGAGACTTCCGTCATGGCTATACGCTGCCTGAATGAAATGCACGGTGACAACTGGACTGCCTACAATGGGGATTGCGTAGATGTAGTGCGCCAACTTCCAGACAAGTGCATCGACTTCTCGATCTATTCGCCCCCATTTGCGAACCTGTTTGTTTACTCAGACAGCGAAGCAGACATGGGGAATTGTGCATCCAACGACGAGTTCTTTGAGCACTATCGGTTTCTCATCAAGGAGAAGTTGAGGATCACAAGGCCGGGGAGGATTAGTGCAGTTCATTGTTCTGAACTCCCTTCATCCAAGTGGAAGGATGGGGTTATAGGGCTAAAGGACTTTCCCGGCGAGATCATCCGCGCGCACGTCGAGGCTGGTTGGGTCTTTCATAGCCGCATCACCATCTGGCGCGATCCAGTAGTGGAGATGACCAGAACCAAGGCGCTTGGTCTTCTTTACAAGCAGCTTCAGAAAGATAGCTGCCGATCGAGAGCGGGGATGCCCGATTACCTTTGTGTATTCAGAGCACCAGGGGACAATGACCGCCCCGTAGGTCACAAGCCGGCAGAGTTCCCCGTCGAGCAGTGGCAGAAGTGGGCAAGCCCTGTCTGGATGGATATCAAGCAGACCAATACGCTGAATGTTGCAATGGCACGCGAGAGCGCAGACGAGCGCCATATGTGCCCCCTGCAACTGGACCTGATCGAGCGCGCGCTCATTATGTGGTCCAACCCGGGCGACCATGTGCTTAGTCCATTCTTGGGAATTGGGTCTGAGGGCGTGTGCAGCGTCAAGCTCGGGCGCAAGTTCATGGGCATTGAGTTGAAGGAGAACTACTGGAAGCACGCTTGCCGGCATCTACAGCAGAAAGAGGCCATGAGCGGTGATCTGTTTGCCTTAGCGGATGCCACCCATGCGTGAGACGGCAGTGGCTGAACTTCCCAAGTTTGAAACCATGCTTTCCGAGATCCCTGGGTCAAAGGGAAAGATCACAATGATGCAGCGTGCCATGTTCTGGCTCCTGCACAATGCGAAGGGAAGGATCGTAACGCACCGGGTCATCTGGGACACGCTGTACGGTGCTCGCCCCGAATGTGACATGCCCAGTTCGGATGTAATCAAGACCCACATCTGCCACATCAGGAAGAAGCTCCCGGGCTGGCAGATCACATGTCATCACGGCATTGGCTACTCGATGGTCTCCAGGTTCAGGGAGGCCGCGCCAGATGGGCAGGATTAGGAGCATCAAGCCCGAGTTCCCGCAGTCTGAAAGCATCGGCAGATTGTCCCGGGACGCAAGGCTGCTTTTCGTCCAAATCTGGACCCTCGTCGATGATGAGGGGAGGGCTCGCGCATCCTCGCGAGGGCTCGCGAGTGCTCTCTACCCGTTCGATGACGATGTTCGCGACCTCATTGACGGTTGGATGATGGAATTGGCTCGGGAGAAACTTGTCACTCGCTATGAGGTCGATGGGTCAACTTATCTCGTTGTCAATAATTGGCGGAAACATCAGAAAATTGACCGCCCCAGTAAGTCCCGACTACCCAGTTTCGAAGAGGCATCGCGAGTATTCGACGAATGCTCGTCGAGCCCTCGTGTCACCCTCGCTGCCGATCTAGGATCTAGGACCGTGGACCTAGGATCTAGGATCAAGGATCAGGGATCAGTCGTTGAGCAAGCTCAACCCGCCCCCTCAAATCCAGAACCTGAAGAACCACTCGGGACCAATTGGCAGGAACTAACCCCTACAGACCCCCTGAGCACCAAGGGCTGGCCCAAGTCGGTTGATCTCAGGATTGCCGCCCGGTTCTGGAACCAGATGGCCGGCGAGGTTGGGTTGCCTGAAGTCAGGGCCCTGACCGGCGAGAGATCCAAGCACCTGGCGGCAAGGCTCAAGGACATCGGGTCACTGGGCGAGTGGTTCGCCTCGGTCAACGCCATCAAGGACCAACCATTCCTGACCGGGCGCAATGACCGGAAGTGGAGAGCCAACTTCGACTGGTTCGTGAAGCCATCCAATTTTTCCAAAGTGATCGAGAACACCTACGAGCGGAGCAACGCCAATGGACGCGCTTGAAGCCTTTTCAAAACTTGTCGGCCTCTGGCCCAAATCATTCCAGCCTCGCGAAACCTGGAGGCCATTGGTCTTGGAAGAACTCGAAAGCTGGCCAGCGGCAGAGCGGGCTGATGTGATCAACTCGATGACCAGCGGCATGAGCGGCGCGCGGTCGGTGGATCTCAAGGCGCTGAAGGCTGCACGCGCCAAAGCCTCAAAGCCCAAGGCTAACCTCGGCCACGGCACGGAGGATTCATTCCTCGCCGATTTGGGTTTGCTTGAAATCTACAAGACCCAGCACATCGGAGACCGGATCATGATCTCAAGGCTGATCCGCTCGATGATGCTCACGCCGGGGTGGGAAGCCAGGCTGGCCGAGCAGGCAGGCGACGCTCGCGAGTTTCGCGATTGGGAGCGGATCGAGAATTTGATCCATGTGGCCGACAAGGCCATGACCCCGACCAAGAACGGGTTGGGGCGGAAGGTCTGCTACCCCGCCGACAAGGATGGCTGGTCGGCCCCAAAGGAACAAATCCAAATCATCCTTCCAAGACCGAAGCGCAAGACCGACCGGAGCGAAGACCGGGAAGGCTTGGCGCGGATCAGTTCCATCGCTGCGAAGTTCGGAGGGTTCCAGGCTGGAGCCTGCGCCCAGATTTTCGAAAGTGCCGAGTACCAGAAATACCTCGAGGACTACACCGCCCGGACAGGACAGCAACCCGCCTGACCGGCCCAACCCCCAAGGAGACTACCCATGACCTACGAAGAAATTCTCGCCATCGTTCAGGATCACATTAGGACGCCGTTCCAGAAGGCGGCAGATATCCATGCCACACTTCAAACGGCCCGCATTGACTCACAGAAGCCCGTACAGGCCAGAAAGGTGCGTAAGGCTACCCACGGAAGGGTCAGCACCAAAACGCCCGCCAGTGAGTCTCTAAATGGATTTATGAGCCATTCTGAAAACACAGAAACGGCAGGTGAAAATGCCAATTGAGATCTGGAAGTCGGGCAAGGGGCGGTCTTGGTACTGGACTGCCTTTGCCAAAAATCAGGAAGTCGTTGCCGACTCCGCCGAGGGCTACACGTCCAAAGCCAAGGCTGAAGCGGGTGCTGTTGTTGCTGCCAAGGAGTTGAGCAAGTGGCTGGAAGAAAAAAGCGGGAAGGCGAAGGTGAAATCACTGAAGCCCAAGAGAACGATTACGGCACGCCAGAAGCAAGGCGGCAAGCGTTCTTCGTCGTTGAGCAACCGGACCCGCAAGACAGGTCCACAAAGCGCATCCGCATTGAAGACAATATCGAATGGTACGTGAAGAGATCATACCTCTCGCGCACCCAAGCGGACGCTCTCCGCAAATGGCAGAGCGATGCGTATCTGTCGGGTATCATGCCGGCCTGCATAGGTTCCTACGCCCAGCAGGTCACGGGTGGTCAGTCAGAAATCAGCGACATGCGCCTGGCGGCTCAATCCAGACGTGCCCATGCGATCAAGTTCCTGAGTGAAACGGGACGGTATGCGGTGAAGCTGATTGATGCTGTTGCCGTCGATATGAAACCAGCCGGCAAATACTTCATGCTAGAGGGGTATGGGTCTCCCAATGACGGGATGATCCTGCTTTACAAATGCACCGAGGCGCTAGCAAAGCATTACGGGTTAACAAGATGAAATGGCAACCAATAGACACAGCGCCAAGGGATGGCTCAGTGATTTTAGTGTTCGACGTGGATGAAGCTTATGCATCCAAGCCCGTAGGTTTTACGGTCATGGCCGTTAGGTGGTGTCCGTATAGCAAAGACGACTTCAGGGCACCCGGCGGGCAGTGGTTTGCCCATTATGGCCCATGCAGGGCAAGAAATCCGACCTACTGGATGCCACTGCCGGACCCTCCGGATTAGCAACATGAGCAAGATGTTCATAGGGACTGCCATCCTGATGCTGACGTGGATATTCGTCAGGTATCACGGCCTAACCTGGCCCCGTTTGCTCATTTGGGCAGTCGGGTCCTTCCTGTTCATTCTTGGCATGATGGAGGTGATGGTCGTCCTGCACAATGAACTGATACGATAGGGAGAATATTCCGTTTAACCATTGACCTGTTGCGTGGTTAAAATCCTCTATGGTATTTTTTTGGTAGCGCTCGATTTGCGTCTCAATTCGATTTGCGCTTGGTCTAGTCTGTATCAACTAGGCGTTTCCTCCCTAACGAAACTTGTCGGCCCCGGTTGAAAGATCGGGGTCTTTTTCGTGTTCAAGGAACAAAACCCCAATGGCTAAATCGAAGAAGAAAAAGGGTCGCGGCTGCTGACCAGCCCGCCAATCACATAACCCACTAACCAACCCATGTGCACACCCCAGCGTGCAAGCCCGTGGAGCGAAGGACAGATGACAGGAGAAGCAAAGGGCCCCGGCGGGCGTCCCACCGATTACACGCCAGAACTCGCAGACGAGATTTGCGAATTGCTGATGGATGGGAAATCCCTCAATAAAATCGTGACGTTAGAGGGAATGCCAAAGCGCGCGACCATCTATCGCTGGATACTGAACAACGACGAGTTCCGAGACAAGTATTGTAAGGCCCGTGAGTATCAGGGCGACTATTCGGCAGATTACCTGAGCGATATTGGCGAAGATGTTCGCAACGAAGTGTTGAGTGCGGATCGCGCCCGAGTGATGGCAGACATTCACAAGTGGGTCGCAGCGCGACGCGCTCCCCGCAAGTACGGCGACCAGATTAACGTAAACCAGACGGCCACATTCAAGACGGTAACGGACGAGCCTCTCACGAGAGAGGAAAGACAGGCCCGCTGGATGAGCCAGTTCGGCAATGCAAAGCCAGGAGAGTGAGTATGTCTGGCGACCGCAGGAAGGCCCGCAGGTAGCGTTCGTCAAGAGCGAATGCTTCTTTGACATCCTGCTAGGCGGCGCTCGAGGTGGTGGCAAGACGGATGCGTGCTTGGGCGAGTTCGCCCTTCACGCCAAGAAATACGGTAACAACGCGCGCGGTGTGTTCGTCAGACGCGAAATGCCACAGGCTGACAGTCTAATAGACCGAAGCCATCAGATTTACGGCCCCATGGGCTGGTCGTTCCACAAGATGGAGCGGCAGTGGACAAGCCCGCAGGGTGCGATCCTCAGGTTTCGTCCGTTGGAAGACGACCGAGACGCCGAGAAGTACCAGGGGCAGTTCTTTTCCCGGGTATATCTCGAAGAGCTGACCAACTGGCCGACACCAAAGGCTCCCGACAAGATGAAAGCCACGCTGCGCAGTGCGGCGGGCGTTCCGGTTGGGTTTAGAGCCACGGCCAACCCGGGAGGTCCGGGGCATCATTGGGTAAAGCACCGATACATTGACCCAGCCCCACAGGGCATGGTCCCGCTTGAAGACGAAGCGGGGCGCAAGGAGCGGATGTTTATCCCCGCCCGGGTGACTGATAATACAGCCCTAATCACTAATGACCCCGAGTACGTAGAGAGGTTGAAGTTATCCGGTTCCAAGGAGCTGGTCCGCGCCTGGTTAGAGGGTGACTGGGCGGTTATCGAGGGAGCGTTCTTCGACAACTTCAGCACAGCGAGGCACATTGTCCGACCATTCGAAGTGCCCAAGCTCTGGACTCGATTTAGGTCTATGGATTGGGGATCAGCCGCGCCTTTCAGTGTCGGATGGTACGCTGTTGCTTCAGACGACTATCCTCTCGGTGACGGAAGGACGTTGCCTCGTGGTGGACTTGTTAAGTATCGAGAATGGTATGGTGCAAGCAGTCCAAACGTCGGTCTTAAACTTACAGCACAGGACGTTGCTCGAGGAATACATGAGCGTGAGGCACTAGACCCGAGGATTGATTACGGGGTGTTAGACCCTGCCGCATTTGCTCAGGATGGTGGGCCCTCAATAGCCGAGCGCCTCAGGTACAAGCCCTATGAGATCACGTTCAGACCAGCTGACAACAAGCGCGTTGGATCTCTTGGCCACATTGCTGGCTGGGATCTGGTTCGTCACCGCCTTGATGGTGAAGCTCCAGATAGGCCCATGCTGATATTCTTCGATACGTGCCGGGATACGATACGCACGCTGCCGCTTGTTCAGCATGACGCGGCGAGGGTGGAAGATCTGGATACAAAGAGCGAAGACCACGCGGTAGACGAAACACGTTATGCGTGTGCATCCAGACCGTGGACGAAGCCCGTACCGAAGACCGATGTTCCGCTACGGGGCATTGAATCAATGAGCATCAACCAGCTTTGGGCTAAACAACCCAAGACAGGCGGGCGCATCTAGACCTTAATCGAATACGGGCACATCTGATAAGCCTTGATGGTCCGGGCGTATTCGTTGCCCAAGAACTCATAGATGCAGGTCTTGGTCTGGTTCGTGACGTACTCGCGCACCAGGAACGCAGTCCCCGCCCATGCGGGCGATGTGATGGCGCTGGCTGCTATAGCTACAAGAACAAGTTTCTTCATTGGTCTGTCCTCCTCGGTAGGTGGGGAAGAAGACGATACAACAAATTTGACGGAATTGCGGCGGCGTGGAGCGCAGGAACACACTCCACCATGGGTTTTTCCCTGATTTCCTGACAGCCGCCGTCGCAACTGAATGCCCTGTTGCACTTGTTAGAGAGTGTAAACCCCACCTAGGACGTGGGGCACTTTCTTTGGCTCGGCGTAAAGCCCGCGCCAATCAATGGTTAGTGACACACCAGAAACGTCATCGCCTGAGGCCATGTGGGGCCCCATGTTGTTCCTCAGGGAATGCGCTGCCAAGTCACTCAGGGCTGTTTAACAAAGCGATTGGCTATTAGCCGTCGCAACTGAATGAGAATTGAGGGGTCTGAATGACAAACGTAACCACGATTGCCAGCGGGCGCGGGCCTTACGAAACAACCGTTAGGGTTCTTGCATCGTCTGCGGTGTCTGCCAGCATCACCGGCACGACAAACGAGACAACACTCGCGACAATCACCATTCCACCTTTAGGATTGAACGACAGCCTGCGTGTTTCGACGCTTTGGTCTTACACCAATAGCGGGAACAACAAGACGTTTCGGATTGATCTTGGCGGAACGGATTTTATGGCCGTTGTTCAATCGTCATCTGCCGTATTCAAAGATACAAGAGAGATACGCAACGTAAACTCTCAGAGCGTCCAGAAGTCATGGCCCGCTGCGGCGGCTGGTGCAAATAACACCGGATCTGCAATAACATCCGGAGCGATAAATACCGGCGTTTCAACCACACTGACGCTCACGGCTCAACTGGCTAGCGCGGGCGAGACGGCAACGCTGGAAAGTTACATTATCGAGTTGATTACCTTTTGATGCAGAGCAACAAGACGTCCAATCGCCAGGCTGAAGAAGAAGCAGCCACCTACAGGCGCTGGATGGATGAAATTGACGCCGCCAAGAAAGTATTCAAGGAATACGCGGATCGCTGCAAGAAGATCCTGAAGGTCTACAAGGACGACCGCAAGCGCACGGAAGCGTTTGACGAGGCCAAGCAGAGCCATAAGCTCAATATTCTTTGGTCCAACATCCAAACTCTCCAACCCGCTATTTACTCCCAGACCCCGAGGCCGAACGTCTCAAGAAGGTTTCTGGATCGCGACGAGACCAGCCGCACGGCGGCAATGATCCTCGAGCGTAACCTTCAGACGGCTCAGGAACTCTGCGACTTCGACTACGTGATGAAGCGGGTGAGGGATGACTATCTCCTCTGCGCGCGTGGCATTGATTGGGTGCGGTTCTCGCCCGAGATTGGCATGGCTCCGATGCGGGAGCCCGTGTCGCGTATTGATCTTGAGGGAACGGGCCAGTCTGTATTTAGACCTCTGAAGGGCGGAGATGAAATTCCCCCCGATAAGGTCAAGGAAGACGAAGAGGGCCTGTACTTTGAGACAGACCCGGAAGAGCAGATCCTCGCCTACGGGTTAGCTCTTGACCACGTGGTATGGAACGACTTCCTCCACGAGCCGGTGAACGACTGGAGCAAGGTGACGTGGGGCGCAAAGCGCGTTCTGATGCGTCGGCCACAGCTTATCAAAGCGTTCGGCGACGAGATCGGGCGCAAGGTCAAGTTGAACAAGACGTTCAACGGCAAGGAAGCGGACGAAACGTCCTCTGATACCAAGAAGAAAGCCGATTGCGCCGAGGTCTGGGAGATCTGGGATAAGTCGCGTCGTGAGGTGATCTGGGTTACTGACGGGTACGAGCAAGCCCCGGTCAAGAAGCTGAAGGACCCGCTGAGGCTCTCCAACTTCTTCCCGTTTCCTAGGCCCCTTTTCGGAACTACCACGACCGACAGTCTCATTCCCGTCCCTGACTACGCCTTGTATCAAGACCAGGCGCAGCAGATTGACACGATCACAGACCGCATTCGCCTTCTTATCAAGGCCTTGCGTGTTGTGGGGATGTATAATGCAGAGAGCGCTGACCTCTCGCGCCTTCTGTCCGAGACTGACGAGAATGAGATGCTTCCGGTCGAGAACTGGATGGCGTTTGCTCAGTCTGGTGGCTTGAAGACCAATATTGATTGGCTCCCCATCGAGCAGATCCAGAACGTGCTTACTGGTCTGTTCAATGCCCGAGCGCAGTTGAAGCAGGACCTATATGAAGTCACGGGGATCTCGGACATTATCCGTGGGTCAAGCGCTCCGAGTGAGACTGCTACGGCTCAACAGATCAAGGCTAACTTCGGTAACCTGCGTCTTACTGACAGGCAGGCCGAAATGGCACGATTTGCACGCGATACCATGAAGATCATGGCTGAAATTCAGGCTGAGCATTACGCGCCGGAAGCGTTGATTGAAATGTCCGGGGTTGGGGAGATGGAGGAATTCAGAGTACCTCCGCCAAATCCCCAAGACCCTCAGTCCATGCAGGATCATCAGGCCAAGACACAGGCCCGCGAGCAGAAGTTCATGGAGGCTGTGAAGCTTCTCAAGTCTGACAAGCTCCGCACGTTCCGCATTGATATCGAAACCGATGCAACCGTTGCCCCTGACCAGCAAAAGGAAAAGGAATCGCGGGTTGAGTTCCTGACTGCGGTATCTCCCTTCCTCGAGAAGTCCGCTCAGGTCGGGCAGATGGCCCCTCAGTTGGTTCCCCTTCTCATGAAGATGCTCGAGTTTGGCATTCGTGGGTTCAGGGCGGGTAGGACGCTTGAAGGCGCTATCGAAGAAACGATTGCTCTGGCCGAAAGCATGCAGAAGCAGGCTCAGGAAGCCCCTCAGCAGGAACCGCCTCCAGATCCGAAGGCGCAGGCCGAGGCTCAGAAACTGAGTGCGGAAGCTGAGGCTCTGACGCAGAAGACGCAGGCCGAGATCCAGAAGGCTCAGGCAGATGCGGCTTATGCCAAGTCCCAGGCTGATCTGAAGATTGCAGACATGCAGGCGCGCGCCACTGAGGCCAACCAAAAGTTTCAGCGCGAAATGATGAAGCTCACGGAAGAGATCGAATTCCGCCGCAAGGAAAACGACCTGAAGATGCGGGAACTCGAGGCTTCGATCCGTCTCAAGGAAATGCAACTCACGCAGGCTAACCAGCCAAAGGTTCAGGACCAAGGTCCGGCTGAACCGGAAGATCCGAATGAGCCGGCACGGGTTATCTCTGAACGGGCAAAGTTCAAGGCTGAGTACAAAAAGGCCCAGTTTGAAATCCAAAAGATGGATTTGGCGCTGGCCGAGCTAAAGCGCCGGGCGGATGCAATGGGTGGGGTTCAAGAAGCTATCAAGGGGTCAATTGATCCGGATGAACTGCTTGGTCTCAAGGACACTCCCAAGCCTGAAGAGCCAAAGCCCCCACAGGAACGAGAAGTGACATTCGTGCGTGACCAGAACGGCGTCATGTCGGGTGCAAGGATAAAGGGTTAGTTTCCATGTCATTAGGCAATACGACCGAAAACGATATCTGTCTGCTGCTGTTCAACGGTACGGCGCTTAGCTGGAATTCGAACACGGACCTGTACATCTCGCTGCACACAGCAGACCCTGGCGAGGGCGGAAATCAGACAGCCAGCGAGACGGCGTATACTTCGTATGCACGTGTCGCAGTTTCGCGCTCTGGATCTGGTTTTACGGTATCAAGCAACACCGCAACAAATGCTGCTCTGATCCAGTTTCCCCAGTGCACGGGCAGCTCGAGCACAATTACTTACGTTGCTATCGGCACCGCCTCCAGCGGCACGGGTCAGATCATTGCGTCGGGTGCTTTGAGTGCATCCCTCTCGGTATCCTCTGGCATTCAGCCTCAGTTCTCTGCCGGCGAACTTGACTTCACCATAGATTGATTATGACCATCTACCGCTACACCTGTTCAGAGTGCGGGCTTGTCACGCGGGTAGAAGATAATCAGTCTTGGAAGGCGTGTGCTTGCGTTGCCCCGGCAGAGGTAGTCAACGAGGAAGAGGAGGCCGCCGATGGGCTTCCGCAACCATAGAGAGATCAACGACGCATTCACGGCTGGCAAATACCGTGTGTTTTCGTTCCGCAAGGTTCCGACACAGACAACTGCTTCTGGCATCTGGTTTGACCTCAGTATGTCCCCAGGGAACCCGGTTCCAAACTACTACGCAGCCACGCCCCTGACATCCAAGCGGCTGGCGCAGTCTTCAGACGGTGGCCTGTTCCATGCGGGAATGTCGAGCCCGGTCACGGTGACGTTTGGCAGTACAGACGCAACCGGCATATTGATGACGACCCCGAGCGATTACCCAAGCTATACGAAATTTCGGCTGAGTACGACGGGATCTCTCCCGACTGGCCTCGCAGTAGACACCGACTACTATTCGATCCGCGTTTCAGCGACGACCTCGCGAATTGCGACTTCTCAGTTTAACGCAGAGCAGGGGATTTTCATCCCGTATGACGTTGTGCTTGGTAGCCTTGGCAGTGGAACACAGAAGCTGCTAGAGCTGCCAAACTCGGTTGAGTATCTGTATCGGTTAAGTGCAATCAGCCTGACGACAACTGCCGTGCCTCTGCCGGCCATTCTCTGTGATTACCTGCTCTATTATCCATTCGTGGATATGAGCGTTACGGACGCGCAGCCGATGATAGTAGGGGAAACACTCTCCCGCTATGCGGATGGGGACGGTGTTCAGATGATGGCGGTGGAGGTGGCAACGCAGGTGGGCGGCGTCTCTTTCAACGTGACGTACACGAATAGCGACGGCGTGGCGGGCAGGGTATCGCGGACCGTCACCTGCAACACGCAGATCAGTATCGGAACAATCATCACAACGGCACAAGCCACGGCTGGGTGCGCGGGACCGTTTATCCCGCTTCAGAGCGGCGACACTGGCGTCCGGTCTATCGAGAGCATCACGTTCCTGTCTGGCGATGTGGGGCTGATTACCTTGGTGCTGGTAAAGCCTCTCGCGACGCTTGGCATCTATGACATCACAGGACCGTCTGAGAAGGACTTCCTGACCCACACGCCAGGCTCGCTGCCTGTAATCAAAGATGACGCATATCTGAACCTGATCGTGTATCCGGTGGGCACGCTTGCCTCGGCTCCGATCTTCGGCACAATAGAAACGGTGTTCACCTGATGGCTGGTTTTTCCTCTTTAGACAATCTTATCAGCAACGTCTCAAACTCGGGAAAGTTCTGGCGCGCGGATTGGAACAAGAACCACGCGACGGGCGGTACTGTCATTGCGGGTTCGTGGCAGTGTCTCGCGGGTGGTGCGGGTAATCCGCTCGCTAACGCACAGCTTGGCGCGGGCACAACGCTGCGTGAGCATCCGATGTATGACTTCACCACGGCTATTGCCTCAGGTGGCATTCAGCACGGCGGAAACGTCAATGCGGCGTGGGATGGGTACAAGGTAATCCTGAACGCGAGTGCGTTCTCGGCAGCTTCGCCTCTCGCTCCTGCCGTCATGATGCTGGTTGACCTTCTGAGCGTCACGCCGCTGCTGAACGCGACTATCAGCACCACAGGCACCAAGACGCTGACCAATACGGAAAACGTTACGTTCTCGTCTTCGTCTGGTCTTTTGATGACAACTGTGGCTGACCTTGACACGTTCACCCCAGTCAGTTTTACCACATCGGGCGCGTTACCGACTGGCCTTGTAGCGGGTACAATCTACTGGACGGTTCGCGTCACCTCGACCACATCGCGTCTCGCGACCACGCTGCAGAACGCTATTGCTAACACAGTGATCTCCTACACAGACGCGGGCTCCGGCACCAACACCTTCTTCCAGCGCACCCCGCGCTATTCGGATGGTGCTGGTGTTCAGGCGTTTCTGACAGCATCAACAAACGGCACAGCGGGAACTACCACGTTCCAGCTGACCTACCAGAACAGCGCGGGCACCAATTCGCGCCTGACACCATCGTCTCCGGTACTGCCGACCAACACAGCCGTCAGCCCACTATTGACGATCCCCTATTCGGGCCTCGGTTCGGGCAAGTACGGGCCATTCATGCCGCTTCAGGGGGCGGACGCAGGCATTCGCAGGATTCAGGACATCATCCTGGCATCTTCTGGCGTCACAGCCGGGGTTTACAATCTCTGCCTTTGCAGACCGTTGCTTACACTTCCGATCACTACACTTGGTGTGGCTGCTGAGCGCGATCTGGTGAACCAGCTTCCTTCAATGCCCCGCGTCTATGACGGCGCGTGCCTTGTGTGGCTGATGTATTCAGGCGCAGCAACGCAGAACAACGCCTCGATCTACGGACACCTCGATTTCGGTTGGAGCTAGAGTGTGGCTCTGCACGGCAACTATACGATCCACACAAAGAGCAATGGAAGGTGGTTCGGCGGGTCGAGCACGGCTCACGCCTCGGGCATAGCCTCGGCGCAGGTCTACGTCAGGGATAACTGGGGGCGGGGCGGCGCGCGGCGTAACTGGGCCATTCAGGATGGCTCCGACACCATAGAGCTTCTGAGCATTCCAGCAGGCTATTCCGGCGAAGGCTGGTTGATGCCAATCACGGCAGGCTCCCTTTCCGCGCATGAGACGATTACCTGCGAGGCAAGGCTGACCGCAGCCGGGGCGCGAGGTGTGAATGCGGAGGCCACAATCGAGAGCACTAGCTCTCTTTCGGGTACTGCGGCGCTGGTGGTGTCGGGATCTGCCGCCCTTACTGGAACAGGAGCACTATCAGGTAACATTGTAGCCGCTCTCGCTGCATCGGGTGCACTCAGTGCAAGTGGTTCTCTATCGGGTACATCGGTTGCCAAGGGCTTCATGTCCTCAACCCTCACGGCCACGGGCTCCCTAAGCCTTACAAGCTACGCGGTCGGGTACATGAGCGCCTCTATCCAGCCTCCAACCCAATTGGAAGCGGCGGAGTTCAGTTCCTACGTTCTAGACACTGAAAACGTGGAAACTGGCCTGACAGTCAGAAACGCGCTCAGGCTCATAGCAGCGGCTACGGCGGGTGAACTGTCTGGGGCAGCAAGCACTACCATAACCATTCGCAACGCCGTGGCAGACGATAAGGATCGGATTGTGGCTACGGTAACGAGTGATGGAAATCGAACCGCTATCACCTACGATCTGACGGATAGCTAATGAGCGGCGGGGATCATTTCCCTGACACGTATTTCCCCGCGCGGTATTTCCCGGAGAGATACTTTCAGGGTGGCAGTGCAGATCCAAATGCAATGTCGGCCTCACTCACGGCCACATCTTCACTAACGGGTTCTCTATCCTACATAGATCACGGCCAAGTGGTCATTGAGGCACCTTCCCAATCTACCGGGGGAGGCGGAGCCGCTCACTGGTACAGGGGCAAGTACCGGGGCGAGCTTAGAAACACGATACGCAAGGCGCTGACCGACCTCACGTCCGCAAAGGACAAGAGGAAGCGGAAGAAGGTTGCGAGGAAGGTGGCGGAGATCATCCGCCCCGCCTTTGATTTCTGGCCGGCATTCCCGGCGGCGGTCAAGATTGAACTCGCCCCTCTCGAGCAAATGCGAATTCAGTTGGTTCGCGTTGCTTATGAACTGAAGGCGGCAGAGGACAAGGCATCTCAGGAGAAACTGGCCCGGTTGCTCCAGGAATACGAAGACAGGGCACGAAAGATAGAGCGGCAGGAAGAAGAGATGGTGATCACTACGATCCTACTCACAGCATAGGAGAAAGAAATGGGTAAGCAAGAAAAGTACAAAGCCAAGGAAGATACGCGCGATATCTTCGATAAGGCTCTTGATAGCGGGTATGTCAACGGACCCACATCGTTGATTGGCGGCATGCTTGTTGGTGGCCTTGCTGGCCGGGCATTTAGAAAAGCCAAAAAACTAGCGGGCCGCAAAGTGTATGGGGACGAAGGATTTAAGGGAGCAATGGCTGGCGGAATGGCTGGTCTTCCAGTTGGGTATGTCGGTGAAACGAGAAGCGAAGAAAGAAAAAAGAGGCGCAAATAATGGCGAGAGCCAGACACTGCGACGTGTGCAAAGGATGGCATGACCTTGAGGAACCTTGGCCCTCGGCGTGCATGGATCACTATCGAAAGCGCAAGGGCGAAGACAAGATCGGACTCCAGATCGTGAAGGACATCGATCCCTACAAGTCAGTGGTGGATGGGTCCGTCATCGGGGGAAGGAAACAGCATCGCGACTTCCTCAAATCCAGAGGGCTGGTTGAGGTTGGAAACGAGAACGTCCAGCAGAAATACATCCCGCCTTCCAACCCCGTGCACGACATCGTGCGGGCCATGGAAGAGCATCGTTACAAGGGCTGAACAAGTTCGCAGGTCGCATACGCGACAGGGATTACCGGGTAACCCAAACCCCGTGACATGGAGAATACAAAATGGCAGGTCCGCGCGACAGTTACGACGCCACGGAAGAAGTTGACGTTCTGGGAGGCGACGACGACAATTTCGCCCCGGAAATCGAAAACCCGGATGACGAAGATGAATTCGAAACTGAGGAAGACGACCTAGAGGAAGAGGGCGAGGAAGAACTCGACGCTTCCGATGAGGACGACGAAGACGGGGAAGAGGTAGACGAGGAAGGTGACGAGGAAGAGGACGATGAGGACCAACTAGGCCCCATTGACCCGCCCGCCAACTGGCCGCAGCAGGAGCAGCAGTTCTTCAAGGAATTGCCCCCTGCCTTACAGCACGCTTACCTCGACCGAGCCCGTCACATGATGGCGGACTACACACGCAAGACACAGGAGATAGCCAAGGTTCGCCAGGGCTATCAGGAGATGGAGCGGGTTATTTCCCCTCATGTCCAGAAGTGGGCGTTGAACGGCATGGGCCCGGCCCAAGCCATGCAGCAGCTTATCGCCCTCTCCGACTACGCAACAAACTCCCCGATAGAGTTTATCCAGTATTTCTCCAATCTTCGCGGCATTGACCTCAACCAACTGAACCAGCGTCAGGAGGAAGAATACGTCGATCCGCAAGTCGCTACGCTGCGTCAGCACCTTGCAGGCGTTCAGGCCCAACTGAACCAAACCATGCAGGCGCAACAGCAGGCGCAGCAGTTGCAGCAGCAACAACAGTATGCTCAGGCGTTCAATGTAACGAATGAGAATATTGAGAATTTCGCAAGCCAGACCGGACCAGATGGAAAGCCTGCCTATCCATACTTCAATGAACTTGAAGAAGATATGGCGATTGAAATCGAGTCAGGACGCGCTTCGACCATCCACGAGGCTTATGAGAGAGCCAAGTGGGCCAATCCCTACACACGCTCGAAACTTCTGGCGCAATCCCGAGCCCGGGAAAACCGCTCCCAGAGGATGAGAGCCGAGGAGGCCCGCATGGCGGCATCAAGCATAAGTGGAGCGTCAGGCATGTACGGCGAGCAATCAGCCGAGGGGATGAACTTGAGGCAGCTTCTTGAAGCGTCCTCATCCGGTCTTCTCTGATTCAACAATCATCAATGAGGTAACAAAATGGCTAGTCCCGGTTTGGACGAAATCGTCACGACCACCTTGCGCTATCGCAGCGGCAAGCTCCGTGACAACATGTCGAAGAACATTGCTCTCCTGTCCCGCCTTCAGGACAAGGAAAACATCGCCCCGGTTTCCGGTGGTCGATCCATCGTGGAAGAACTCGAGTACGCAGAAAACTCGACGTTCATGTACTACTCCGGCGATGAAACTCTGAACGTCGCAAGTTCGGATGTCTTCACCTCGGCAGAGTACGAGTGGAAGCAGGCGGCTGTTGCCGTCAAGATCAACGGTCTTGAGCTTCTGAAGAACTCGGGTCGTGAGAAGGTTATCGACCTCCTCGAATCCCGCATCAAGAACGCCGAAAAGACCATGCTAAACAACCTCAGCACGGGCGTCTATTCGGATGGGACGGGAACAGGGGGCAAGCAGATCGGTGGTCTGCAGCTTCTGGTCTCGGACGCTGGTACGGGCACGGTGGGTGGCATCAACTCCTCCACGTACTCTTTCTGGCAGAACGCGGTGTATGACTTCTCGGCCAATGGCGTTGCGGCTTCTGCCCTGACGATCCAGGACGCGATGAACTCGCTGTACCTCTCCATCTCCCGCAACCGTGATGTTCCCGACCTCATCGTCGCGGACAACACGTATTTCGGTTACTACTGGAAGTCCCTTCAGGCCATCCAGCGCGTGACCGATGAGAAGATGGCATCTGCCGGCTTCCAGACCCTGAAGTTCATGGGCGCGGATGTTGTGTACGATGGTGGTTTCTCGGGCACCGCTCCGAGCGCTCACATGTACTTCCTGAACACGAACTACATCAAGTTCCGCCCGCATCGTGACCGTAACATGGTTCCGATGGGCGCGGATCGGTTTAGCGTGAACCAGGATGCGATGGTGAAACTTATTGGGTGGGCGGGAAATTTGACCTGCAGCAACCGCTCGTTGCAGGGCGTCATAGTGGCCTGATGTGCAACGATGATCGTTGCGTATAGTTCAGTGATTTAGTACATTGGCGCTTCTTTGGAGGCGTCAATGGCTAGATCACAGCACAAGCTAAACCTGACCGGACAAATCTTCGGTAGGTGGACTGTTGGAGAAGGGCCGACAGAGGCAAATGCCCGTGGAGAAATCTGCTGGCCATGCACCTGTTCGTGCGGCACAAAGCGCCTTGTGAAAGCAGGGAGCCTGACATCTGGAAAAAGCAAGTCGTGTGGCTGCTACCACAAAGAGCAGGTCACACTTCATGGCCAAACAGGAACCAAGACATTCAAGTCTTGGGAGTCGATGCTGCAGCGATGCCTGAACCCGAATTCGCCAGATTATTGGCGATACGGTGGACGGGGAATTCGTGTCGATCCGCGATGGGTCGCTAGTTACGATGCGTTTGTTTCTGACATGGGGCAGCGACCGGAAGGTTCGTCCCTTGATAGAACGGATGTCAACGGAAACTACGGCCCAGAAAATTGCAGGTGGTCAACGAGAAGTGGCCAGCAGCGAAACAAGCGGAATACTCCAATGCTTGAGTGGAACGGCGCAACATTGTCGTGGGCAGATTGGGCCGACCGAACTGGGATACCATCCAAACACATTGGATGGCGTCTCAGTAAGGGATGGACGGTCGAAAGAACTCTTACAACTCCGGTCGCGCCAAGAACCAGGCGCGGCTCTTCATGACAACGGGCCCTTTGGGGCCCTTTTCTTTTAGGAGGGCTCAATGCCTTATATTGTAACTGATCCACTCATCGGCGGGCAGCTGATCGCCGCGACCGACACGGTGCAGAACCACCCGCTCGGCACTATCGTCCGCGCGCGTGACACGGCCACGGGCGGCGGTGGCGGTGAATTCATCTACCTGCTGGGCGTTGCCTCAACGGTAGTGGGTTCGCTCGTTACCTACAGCGCCACAACCTTCCAGACCACCCTGTCTCCGACCAACGCCACCACGGACGGTGCTCCGCTCGCGGTTGCCATGTCGGCGAACGTTGCCAGCCAGTACGGCTGGTATCAGATCTCGGGTATGGCAGTTATCAAGAAGACGGCGGTGGCGGTTTCGCCATCTTCCGGCTTGTGGCTGTCGGGCACGGCTGGTCGCGTCTATGCCACTGCCTCCACGGGCAAGGGCATTGTTGGCGCTCGCTCTGCCAACCTGACCACGGTGGCCTCGGCTACTTCGACCGTGACGGTGCTTATCAACCGCCCGGCTATCGAAACAGCTACGTAAGCACTTGAGTAACGGGGCGGGTCATGAGGCTCGCCCCTCTCTTTTCCTCCCTCCGGAACACTACATGCTTCACATCGTCTGCGTGCAGAAGGGTAACTACCTTGGCCGGGGGGCTGAGTACGTCAACAAGTTACACGATATGGTCATCCGCAATCTGGCGGAAGGAACCGAGGGTGAATTCGTCTGCTTCACCGATGATCCTGACTTGGGGTATTCGGAAGGAGTAGTCACAAGACCTCTCCCAGACGGACTGGAGGGCTGGTGGAACAAGTTATGGCTTTTCTCGCCCGGCCTGTTTCCCTCTGGAGACCGAATTGTATTCTTTGACTTGGACACGCTGGTCCTCTCCGCTCTGGATGAGATCGTTCAGTGTTCGAGTGAATTTGCCATGCTGGATGATTTCTATCGCCCGGGCGGGTTTCAGTCCTCAGTGATGACATGGAAAGCCGGGTTCGGAACTCACCTATGGGAAGAGTATCGAATTGCGGGATATCCAACCCATGACTTGGGCGGAGATCAATCCTGGATCGAAAAGAGATCTAATCCCGACAGTCTCCAAAGCCTCTTTCCCGAATCCTTTGTGAGCTACAAGGTTCATTGCCAGAAGTATCCACCCAAGGGATCGCGCGTTGTTGTGTTTCACGGGGAACCAAGGCCGCACGATGTGCACTTCGGATGGGTTCCGGATGTGTGGAAGATCGGTGGGGTAGGTTCTCTTGAGATCCTCGTTCGGTGCAATACCGAGATGGATGCACTGAGGGCGAATGTATCTCACGCTTTGGGTTTGGGCTTACCCGAACTGAAGCAGACGGAAGCAAACGATAAATCAGTCTGCATTGTGGGCGGTGGCCCATCTCTCAAGCATAACCTTGAAGAACTGAAACTGCGCGCCAGAGCGGGCCAAGTTATCTGGGCTCTGAATGGCGCGGCTCACTACCTTACCGAAAACGGTATTGAGGTAGACGGGCAATGGATCGTAGACGCTCGAGATGTGAACGCCCGGTTCTGTGGGGGTGAGTGGACGCACTATATCGCCTCCCAATGTCATCCGTCAGTGTTCGAGGCAGCTAAGGGTAGGGACATCATCCTCTGGCACGAAGCCACGTGCGATGAGTTTCTGCCTAAAGACAAAGAATACACCTTGGTTGGAGGCGGAACCACAGTAGGCATGAAAGCCCTGTGTGGAGCCTATGCGCTTGGGTTCAGAACCATCCATATCTTCGGCATGGATTCATCCTTCGAGGACATGGACCACCACGCCTATTCACAGCCCGAGAATGACCGGGATGCGCGGATTGATGTGAATGTGGAAGGTCGAAAGTTCAAAGCCGCTAGCTGGATGATCCGGCAGGTTGAGGACTTCATGGGGCTTTCTGATGAGCTGGCTCGCATGGATTGTGAGATCCATGTGCATTGCTCCGGTCTCCTCGGTTGGGTATCTCAGAAACTCGCCGAAGAGAGAAACAAACCGTGCGTTGTCGAGGGCGATATCGTTCTCTTTGATGAGTTATGGCGTCCGGTAGAAGACCGCGTATCCGTCCCCGCCGTTCTGGATGAAGTCTGGAAGATCAAGCGGGTTGTGGATGCTCTTCCGGAGGGTAAGCGCAGGACAGCAATTCAAGCCGGTGGGCATGTTGGAATATTCGCAAATACAATGTCACTCGTGTTTGACGATGTATGGACGTTTGAGCCTGACCCCACCAACTTCAAGTGCCTGGTTCGGAATGTGAGGGCAGATAACGTCACTATTCATCAGGCCGCTATCGGGAATGAAGAGGGAAAGATCGCCCTCTCGGTTCGGGACAAGAACAACACAGGGTCGATCGGGATTGACCTTGATGGAGTTCCTACAATTCCGGTAATAGTGATTGACCATCTCGGACCCCAAAACGTTGACCTCATCTACCTTGATATTGAGGGGATGGAAGGTCCGGCTCTGTATGGGGCATCCGAGACAGTGAAGATCAACAGGCCCCTGATTGTCTGTGAGAACAAGGGCCTTGATGGCCTTTCAGGCTCGGAAGGAATGCTTCCCTCGTTCATGGCGGAGCACGGGTATCGAAAGATCGCACGCCTGATGCGCGACGATGTGTTCGCGCCCCTTGAGTATGCAGACGAGGCCGAGCGTCGGCTTTCACATTGAGGGATATAGCGATGTCAGAAAACTGCTCATCCTGCCGTTATTGGGGGAATGAAAAGGTAGATATCCAATCCATCAAGTGGGGGCGGTGCCGGGTTGGAAAGCCGGAAACGTCTTCCCGCTGCATAGATTCCAAGCGGGATATCTGGGTGGGTTCATGGCCTTGGACAAAAGAGGCCGAGTGGTGCGGAGAGTGGGCGCAGCGTGGACCTGCGACGCAGGTGGTTGTCGGCTCTCCCGAGATTGAAAGGTGAAGGTTATGGCTGAGAAAAAGCGCAAAGAAGACAATCGAGACATCTTTGAAAAAGCATTGGACAACGCTCCATTAATTGGAGCCGTGCTGGGTGGCTCGCTTGCTGGACGCAAGATGTACAAAATTGGCAGGAGTGAGGGTAGCGGTAGAACTTCATCTGCCGCACAGGCAGGATTAGCCGGAATGTATGGCGCAACGGCAGGCGGGTTTGCTGGCGCGGCAATCAAAAATGACATCAACAAAAGTAAGCGCCGCAAGTAACACATGAAACAGGCTCCGAAGAAACCCGCGCCCAAGCGTCCGGTTCCTGCTCCAAGACCAAAGCCAAGACCACCCATTGAATCAGGGCCGGACCAGATCCTGCGTGAGAGGCGGCGACTGATTATCGCCCCCACCCCAGACCAAGACACACGCGATGTGTTCGAGAAGGTCTTTCGCATTTAACTAGCCTCAAGACCACTCCGCCAATTCCGGCGGAAGTCTTAAAGTACAGAAGGAAGATCCAATGTCTTTTGACAATATGGAATTGCACGACCGCGTCGCTCTTCAGCAGAGAATGCCGAAGAAGGACAACATGGCGCACATCACGCCGCGCTTCTTTGAAGAAACAAAGAAGACCAACGAGATTGATGAGAATGGGCTCCCCGTATTTCGCACAATTGAGTTTGTCGAACTCCTGATCGCAGGGGACAAGGGAAACTCTCCCGTCAAGCGCGTGACGCAGGGCGTCAAGGACCAGTTTCCCAATGAATACGCGATGTGGAAGTCCAAGCGCATCAATCCGGACATGATTGGAGATGGAATTCCCCTTTCCCTCTGGCCGCTAATCCCGACCGAGATGGCCAAGGCTCTGGAGTACATGAACGTGTTCACTGTCCAGCAGCTAGCCGCACTGAGCGATAGCTCGATTTCCAAGCCTGGGGCCATTGGCCTGCGCGATATGCGCGAGAAGGCAAAGGCATTTATCGAAAGTGCAAAGAGCGCGGCCCCGATTGCCAAACTCGAAGTGGAAAACAGGGAACTGAAGCAGCGTCTGGAGCTCATGCAGAACCAGATGGAACAGCTTGTGCAAGCGGTTAAGGACCGAGAATCCGAAACCACGGTTGAACCAAGAGCCAGGAAGGCGAAGGAGTAAAGTAATATGGCTAGGCAGAAGAAGTTGATGAACTCGGGCGTTTCGGCGCTTCAGGCAGTTGCCACGGTTGGGGAGGTTCAGTCCCTCGCGGCAGCGGGATCGAGCGCCACGGATGCGGCAAAGATCACGGGTGAGTTGGTCCTTATGGCATCCGGATCAGGCGGGATGATCCTGCCGGCTTCGGACAAGGGCGACACCTACCTCATCAAGAATGAAAGCGGATCGACCTTGACCCTCTACCCGCCCACGGGTGCGACCATCAACGCCACCACGTCGCTTTCCATGGCGACGGCCAAGAGCGTTGTGGTGTTCTTCTCGAGCGGTACGGCGTGCCACACCATTCCTACCGTGGCTTCGTAAGAACATGGCCAACACAATGCGACCCGGCGATTACGCCAAGATGCCGTACAAGCCGGGGACGGGCACGACCAAAACGATGCCCTATAAGCCGGGAATGGGTGGAACGGCCAAGACCATGCCGTACCGCCCCTCTCAGAAGACCGGACCGATGCGCAAGCCCATCAAGGTAGTAAATCCCCTTGATACGCGCGACGTGTTCGAAAAGGCGCTGGAGGCGAACAATCCTCTCCGCAAGGCGCTGTTTCCGAAGCCGCGTGGAGGCTAGCCAGTGTCTTTGCTCTCCATCATAAACCGTGCACAGGCAATGTTGAACTTGCCTGTCACGACCACGGTCTACAGCAACACGGGAGAGACGCAGAGACAACTCCTCGCCCTGAGCAACATGACCGGGGATGTGTTGATGCGTGAGCATGACTGGCAGGCTTTGGTGACTGAAACCTCGTTCACGACAGTGGCGACGGAAGAGCAGACCAGCCATACGCTTCCGACAGACCTGGACCGCATCATCAACGAGACGCTGTGGAATAGGTCAACAACTGATCCAGTCTATGGACCCCTCACATCCCAAAGCTGGCAGGCGCAGAAGGCTCAGGTGGTTTCAACCGTCTGGAGCCAATACCGGATCAGGGGGAATTCGTTTTACTTCCTCCCGACCCCAACCGCCGGCCAATCCATCTACTACGAGTACGTAAGCAACAAATGGTGCCAATCGTCTGGTGGAACTGCCCAATCTGCATGGGCGGCTGATAGCGATACGGGGAGGATATCCGAGCACCTCCTGACCCTCGGCGTTGTCTGGCGCTGGTTGGAGGCAAAGGGTCTCGACTACACGCAGCGCTTTGATGAGTACGAGCGTGAAAAGTCAAAGATCATTGCGCGCGATGGAACGAGGCGCAAACTCAATGCAGTAGGCCCAACGCTCCAGGGGTTGGGGCGCGGCAGGATTCCTGAAGGAACTTGGAGTTAGACATGGCAAAGAAAGAAGACAACCGCGACGTGTTCGACAAGATTGTTGATGACCTTGGCCCCGCTGGCGGGCTTGTGGTTGGTGGTGTTGTTGGAAGATTTGGGGGGCGTGCAATAAAAAAAGCGTTTTCAAAAAAAACGAGAGATTCTGTTCGCTATGGAAAAGAACTTTTGGCCGAGTCAAAGAGTTACTCCAAGGGAAAATCTCCAACTGTTAGACAGAATCTAAAGCGTAATGACATACAAAACAAAGAGCAGTTTATTGATGCCCCATTGAGGGGGGCAAGTTTGGCTGGGGCCGGCGTTGGTGCTGGCGCAGGGGCCGCATACGGAGATTATGTAAGAAAAACTCGTAAGTAATTCAGGAAAAACAGACATGAAAATGAAGCGCCCACCGTCAGTGCGTGACGATATTTACGCCGCAATTGAAGGCGGTGAGGGTGGTGAAGGTGGGGAGATGGGCATGGAGAACTACGCCGCCCAGCCTCAGGGCCCGTCTTTTGGCCCATCTGCTGCCAGTGCAAGGCGTGTGCGCCCGGGGATGCCCTATGAGACGGGAGAGCCAACGGTGGACGGTTTCAACCGTCAGCGCACGGGTGAAGGCCCAGCTCAGGATGAAGCGTTTCCGGGAGTGTTTGAAGACCCCGCAGAGCATGACCGCATGATCCAGGGGGCTTATCAGGCAGGGGTAAATGGCGACGACGATGCCATCCGCCCCATCATTGAAGGCCCTTATGGAAACACCCCCTTCGGCCAGATGCTGAAGAAGGCGTACATGGAGGGGCGCATGAAGCGCGAGGCCGCTCGAGGCCGCAGGTAACAGGAGAAGTACAATGGCTAAAGAGAAAGCAAAGAAGAAAGAAGATAACCGCGACGTGTTCGAAAAAATTCTTGATGACGAGCAGCTGTTTACCACGGTCGGCGCTCTAGCTGGTGGCGCTTTAGGCGCGCGTCTTACCGGGGGCAAGTTTGGCAAGTCAAAGCGGACCTTTAGGGATTTTGATCTGAACGCTGGAGCGCGCACTCTTGGCGGCGGAACTGGTGCCGCAATTGGAATGGTCGGCGCCGAAGTGGCAAGGCAGAAGATGGGCGGGATGCCGGCTGGCAAGAAGCGCCGGAAATAACCCATGCCATACAACGGGATCAAGGCCAGAGCGGCGCGTGAGCGTTTTGTCAAAGCCATGATGAAGAAGGGATCTCCCGATCTGGATGTTCCCATTCGCGATGATTCCTTCGTTTCTTCCCCGTATGGCATGAGAGAGCATCCGATCCTGAAGAAGCCAATGCTTCATGAGGGCATTGATTACGCCGCTTCCCCTGGCACTCCAATCTATGCATCCGAAGATGGATGGGTGGATGGAAATACCCCGGACCCAGTTGGTGGATACAAGGTCACAGTGAAACATCCGGACGGGTATCAGACCCGCTACCTTCACATGAAGAAGGTCTCTGAGAAGGGATTGAGGGGCGGCGAGGTCAAGCGGGGAGACATCCTCGGCTATGTCGGCACGACGGGCAGGAGCACCGGCCCTCACCTTCACTTCGGGATGCGGAAAGACAATCGCTCCGTTGATCCAAAGCAATTCTTCTACAAAGACTATTCAGGAGTTTAGGCCATGCCGAGTGGGGTTCGCTTTGCGCTTGAGCGCGCGATAAAATCTACAACAACAAAAGCAGCCTCAACGGGGGCCAAGGGTCCGGCCAGTTTCTTTGGAAAGAAAAAGAAGAGCCCCAAGATCCAGACCAAGGTCGTCAAGATTTATCCTGAACGCACATTTGGCGGCGAGATTAAGCGCTACCGTGACAGCGAAGGTCGCACATACGAACCTGTCACGTGGAGTGAACGGTCTGGAACGTGGCAGTTATCCTACAACAGCCGAATGCACATGCGTCGCGATGACGGCGTGATTTTCAAGCTGCGCAAGGACGGCCAGTACCAGATCGTCATTCCCAAGCAGCCGCGTCGCAAGAAGCCGCGTCGTCGTTAGAGGGTAGGGTAGATGCCGTACAGACCGCCCTCACTCTCGCGCGAAGAACAGATCGCCCAGTGGGCGGAGCAGCATCCGGAAGAGGCAAGGGTTCTCTACAAGAAGTATCAGGACGGAACCATTACCGACGCTGATCTTCCCTTTACCCAAGCCTCCATGAAGGAACGGAAGGAAACGTACTACGCCAACAACCCGGACCAGGATAACAGGTCGTGGTGGTCCAGCGTTCTTCAGGGGATGGGGTACGAAGATCCCTACGCTGATGATAGTTCCTCTTACGAATACAGAAAGAAGAAGTGGGAGCAGTCCAACAAGGACGGCAACCCCGATATGTCATGGTTCCTGCCTGAGATTCCGGAAACTTGGCAGATGGCGGACGCGGATGAGAATGACCCCCGCCCTGAGAACGAAAAGTATCAGGCAATGATACTCAATGGTCTCTCATGGCCGCTTCTCGGGTTTGATGATGAGGTGGTGGCTGGAGCGGGTGCCATCACAGGTCAAGGCTCATACGACGATAACCTGAAAGAAGCCCGTCGCATCAAGGAAGAAGATGCGCAATACGAAGCTCCATTTTCCCCCCGCAGTGTGGTGGGGACCACGGCAGGCCTTCTCTCTGGAGGCCCCATCTTCTCCGGGCTTACAAAGGGCGTGGACAAGGTTATCAAGGGCGGGCGTCGTGTGATTGGGCTTCCTGCAGAGGCTGCCACGGGGGCAGGTAGAGCCGCTGAGGGTGCAGCAAGTTTTGCTGGCACTGGTGCAGGTTCGCTTGCAATCATGGATGCAGGCGAGGCCGAGGGTGGGTTTGATAAACGCGCGCAGGCGGTGATGGACGATGAATCCATCGCACCGTTCGCGGCAGCAAGTGCAATCGGAGGTGGGATTTTGGCTCCAGTGATTTCAAAGGCGGGCAGTGCGATCAAGCGCATGTTTGCCAAACCAGCAGAGACAACGGGTGCGAAGGTAACACCTCGCAAGCCAGTCGAGCCGTGGGAAAACCCCCGCCCTCCCAAGAAGCCCCGCAAGCCCTTTGATCTTCCAAAGGGAACGACACCCAAGACAGCATCGGTACGCGATGACATTGAAGACGCCATCGTAAACGCACCAAAAAGAAGGAAATAGGCTATGGCGAAGAAAGAAGACAATCGGGACATCTTTGATAAAGCGCTTGACGAACAGGACTCTTTTCGGAGCCGAAGGGAGCAAAAGAAACTGGAGCGCGCGCTAAAGGATGAAGAGTTCAACTCTGGCATGAGGACGCTTGCTGGCGGAGCGCTTGGTGCTTTGGCTTACGGCGCGGGGCGCGGGGCAATCAGGCGATTTAAGCCAAAGTTTGACGAGGGGATGAGAATCCTTCCGCCAGTCGCCATGACTACGGCTGGAGGCATAATTGGGGCCGCTACTGGTGACTACCCAGCCAGCGAGGCCAAACGGAATCGAAAGCGCAGGAAGTAAATGCTCCAGGTTCGAGGCAGGCAGGTCAGTCGCGGTCCCGCAGCCGTAGAGCGACCCTTGCCGCCTCCGGTGGGTGGGTGGAACGCTCGAGATGCTCTCGACAGCATGAAGCCTTCCGACGCGGTTATATTGGATAACTGGTTTCCGAGGCAGTCAGATGTAATATCCCGCAACGGATACACGCTGCATTGCAATACGGGGGAGGGTAGCTTCTCCGTTCAGACCTTGGCGGAGTGGAAGGCGGCAACTAGTCGGAAGCTCATCGCGGGGGTGAATGGGAAACTTATTGATGTCTCCACATCAACCCCGTCAACCATTGGAACTGGGTTTAGCCAGAACCGCTGGAAGTGGGTGAACTTCTCCGAGCGACTGTTCCTCGTAAACGGAACCGATGCCCCGCAGGATTATGATGGGTCCAGCCTCATATCCACAGCGTGGACCGGATCGGGCCTTACCATTGCAAATCTCTCCGACGTTACCGTGTTCAAGGAGCGTCTGTTCTTTATTGAAAAGAACACGCTGAACTTCTGGTACGCGGGGTTACAGGCAATCACTGGGAGCCTTACCAAGTTCCCCTTGAAATATACTGGGTCCTTCGGCGGTGTGCTCAAGGCCATAGGCACAATCACAAGTGACGGCGGAACTGGCCAAGACGATCTGATCGCCTTCTTCCTGAGTTCGGGCGAGGTGATTATCTATCAGGGGTCTGATCCGGGATCTGCGACGGATTGGAACCGGGTAGGGACGTTCTACATCGGCCCCCCAATTGGAAGCTCCAGCCTTGTTCAGTTTGGTTCTGATCTGATTGCAATCACGGACGGGGCTTACACCCCTCTAACCAAAGTTCTCCCATTCGGAAGAACGCAGCCGTCAAGCCTTGATCTCTCAGACAAGATCAGCCTCGCAGTATCAGAGGCCATGCGCCTCTATCGGGATAACACTGGATGGCAGGCCATCTTCTACCCCCGTGGCCGAATGCTGATCTTCAATGTGCCTCGGTCAACCAGTGCATTTGACCAGCATGTGATGAATACGGACACCCAATCATGGTGCAAGTTCACGGGCTGGAACTTTCCCATCTTTGCCCTGTTTGAAGATGACCTGTACGCGGGTGGAACGGATGGGAAGGTCTACAAGTGCAATGATGGGTATTCGGATAACGGAGCCGCCATTGTATCGGACGCTCAGACCGCATGGAATTTCTTCGGGTCTTCGGATCGTCTGAAGAACTTCACGATGGCGCGTGTTATCTTTGCATGTGTAAGCGATCCAGGTGCTTTGATTTCAATCGGGACGGATTTTGACATCTCCGTTCCAACTTCATCCGTCTCAACTTCTGCTGTTGCAAGCGGAGGTATCTGGGACGAGGCTATATGGGATGTAGATGTATGGGGCGGAGCGACCCAATCGGTAAAGGGATGGCAAGGCGTGAACGGGCTGGGCTACTCAGCTTCCATGAGGTTGCGAGTATCCCTGTCAGCCCAAAGCGTAAGTTGGAGGTCCTCAAGCATGGTGATGAAACCAGCCGGCCTCGTCTAAACCTCGTTTTCAATAAAGACTGTGAGATCGCAGAATTCGTGATCTCCCTTCTCCCCCAGAAGATGGGGGTGGAGGAGTTTGGTCCCTTCACAACGATTGGCATATCCGAGGGGGATAAGCTCATAGCGGGGGCGGTCTATCACCGTTGGAGGCAATTCGACTGCGAACTGACGTTCGCTGCATCAAGCCCCAAGTGGTGCAGGAAGGGTGTTCTCAAGGCTCTTTTTCACTATCCGTTCGTCCAACAGGGGCTAGAGCGGATGACACTGATCATCGGGGAGAATAACCCTCGAGCAATCAAACTGAATACGGGCCTTGGCTTCAGGATCGAAGGCAGGGCGCGCAAAGCGTATGACGGAAAGCATGATGCGTTCGTTCTCGGGATGCTGAAGGACGAGTGCAAGTGGATCAAGGAGATCAAAGTTGGGTAAGTCGAGCGGTAGCGCTCCCGCAGCGCCAGATCCAGTCAAGACCAGTCAGGCGCAGGCGGATGCGTACATCAAGTCTGCCAAGGAAAGCTCCAAGCTAAACAACCTCGCTCAATACACGCCCTACGGTAACATCACGTTCGATAAGGATTCCGAGGGCGTTCCTATTGCGCAGAGGGTTAGCCTCTCTCCCCAGCAGCAAGCCGCGTTTGATGCCCAGACCCAATTGCAGGGAACACTGAGTAATGCAGCAGCCCAGCTAGCGGGTTCAGTCCCCACAGGCCCATTCGGCCTCCCCACCAATCTCCCCGGCTACACGACTGGTTTGGACCTTAACGGGGCCCCAGACTACATGTACGGGCTGAACATGGCGAATGTCCCGAACGCTCCAGGCTCGGGTGATTTCTCTGCTGATCGGGATAGCTATCAGAACGCCATGTTTGAGCGCGGCATGAGCCTGATGCGCCCCGAGTTTGAAAGCCAGCAGCGGGCCACCCAGCAGATGCTCGCCAATCGGGGCCTCCCCATCACGGGTGAGGCCTATAATGGAGAAATGGACCGTCTCAACCGCTCGCAATACGAACAGATGGCGCGGTTGTCTGCGGATGCTCTGAGCGCTGGTGCGCAGGAACAGTCCCGTATGTATGGATTGGGAACCGATGCACGGTCTCGAGCGATTGCTGAACAACTCCAGCAGGGCCAAGTCCAACAGCAGGCGCGACAGGGCATCATCTCGGAAGAACTCCAGAACGCTCAGCTTGCCCAGAACGCACGTCAGGCAATGACCAACGAGGCATTGCTTCAGTACAACGCCCCCGCTCAGGGAGTTGCTACTCTCTTGGGTGCAAGTCCCAAGACCCCGACTGTGCAGGGTGGAAATATCTATACGCAGGGAGTTCAGGCCCCGGACGTTCAGG